ACTCGGTGTACGACGTTTCTTCCTATCTTCGTCCCTGACAGAGACAAAGAAAATTCCGTCTTCAGTCACTGCGTCGCTGAAGAATACCGCAGACGAATCAACGCAAGACCCACCTACGGCTGGCCCGAGTGTGGCGAGCACTCCTACGACTACAACCGAGGCGAAAGATGGGACCCGCTCAACAAGCGGTTCGTCCCAGCCAACGGTGGCGGAGCGCAAGGAAGCCCGCCGACTCCGGCGGCAGGCCCGGCGGCGAGTACGTCGTTTGACAAGAGAAGCGACGAGGAGCGAGCCGTTGCCGCTATCGAAGCCGCCGGATGGAAAGGACGTATGCGAGGGATATGGCCCTCCCACTCGATCGACCGCACTAATGCCGGTCAAGCGTATCGACACGCCGATGAGAACGGTACGTGGTGGGAGTGGCAGGACACGGACCCGGGCAAGGGGCGCGGATACCACACTAAGGTGGCCGTTGATGGTCCTCACCCTGGTACTCTCCTTCTTTACGAACCTCCTATCCACGGATATACCGTCGTCTTGGACGCAGCCACCCGACAACAGGTGGGACTAATCAAGCTTTCTCCCACAAATGCGCAGCCCCAAACCGGAGGTAATGCAAAGGATAAGACGATTGCGTCTGAAGTTTCCATTACCATCAAATCCGGGGGTCGAATCGTTGGTGGTAGCAATACCACCGGGGATTCTAGCACTCAGGGGTCTCGGGCAGGTGTGGGAGGAGAGGGGACTGCTAGTGCGTCTCCTGTCAACCCTGTCTCGACCGGAACCGAGATCTTGCTCCCGAACGGGGAAACGGTTGCCGATTGGGAGACTCGTGTTGCGAAAGCAGTCGCAGAGGCTCAGGGGGAGGAGTACACTCCCCCCCTGAGTGCTCGGGACGTCGATGACATCGACGCCCTTAGCGACGAAGAAGCAATCGCTGTCATCGAACGAGAAATGGGTGGGTTTAAGTCCACCTAAGTAAGGGTACAGTATGTCCTACGAACCCGAACCTGATACATGCCCCGCATGCCATTCGCCTTTGTGCCCGGTATGCTGGGGTTGCACGGCAGGTGGGACCTGCCAATGTGAGAATTCCCCTACACAACCAAGTCCCGAATCGGTAGGGGTGTAGAACTCGGGACAATTCTTCCTAGGAGAAGATAGTGGCAAAATCGACCTCGGCCTATAAGGCCAACCATAACGTGGCGGTGGCCGCCGCGACCGATCTCGTCAAGAACGCGATTTTCTATCGCAAGCAGATCGGTAACCAAACGGGCAAGAAGTTCCACACTTCCGGCCCGACGAGCAAGGCGCTCGCGTCCGCTCTCAAGAGCCTCGAATCGGCCAAAACCTATTCGGGTCCCTTCGAGCGTAACCCCGGTCGTAAGTAATCGACCGTCTCGTAGCGCGCTTGGTGTGTGTCCTTAAGGGGCACACACTCGGCGACTGCAACCTATTTGGGTCCGTCTGCATGCGATGCATGGAGAGTAACCCCAAGTAGTTTATGGAGGGAGTAGAGATGGCGGAAGGGAAAAGCCCCCTTCCCTCTCTCCATCCACCTTAGCTGTCTGCCTAGATAGCCTGAAAGGCTTCAGAATTAAAGATGCTGCCCAAAGATGCTAAAGTGTTTCCGCTTACCTCCGGCACGAAGGTGCCGTTGAAGGGGACGCAGGGTCACTTAGACGCCGTTGCCGGCCCTCCCCCCGAGGGTAACTACGGTATATCGCTCGACGGGCAGTACGTCGTAGTAGATTTCGACAGGCCCCGAGACGAAGGTTCTTGGGAGCTACCCGAGACGTGGACTCAGAAGTCCCGCCGGGGATTGCATATGCTTTTTCGCGTCCCCAAAGGGGCAGACTTGAAGGCGGCTAAGAACCGCAAGTTTGAGTTTGGGGACGTGAAAGTCCGAGGCTACATAGTGGGCCCTGGCTCAGTAGTTAACGGACACAAGTATGAGGTCATCGTGGATCGAGACCCCATACAAGCCCCCCTGTGGCTGTGGGAGTACGTCTGCTCACAGCCTGTAGCGGAAGGCACAGTCGTCGCTGACCGAGATTCCATCTCGGCCGGTGAACGGGACGACAGCCTTGCGCGCATTGGTGGTCTGCTACGTCGCATGAGCCTAAGCCAAGAGGCGATTGCGAAGGGTCTAGACGGCATCAACCAGGTTCTCGTCGATCCTCCCGTGTCCGCAGCCGACATTAAGCGCATTGCGCGCAGCGTCGCTAAGTACGACCCCTCTGGGGCTGAAGCTGACGGACCCCTTAGACCGCAAGGCTGGGTGGCAATGGACGAGGTGGCGTATGTGGGACCTCCGACGCGCTGGTGGGTGCGGGGATTTGTCCCCAAAGGCGAGTTAGTCATGCTGTTTGGGCCAGGCTCGGTTGGGAAATCTAGCTGGGGATCATGGCTCGCATCTCAGGTGACTCAAAAGAATGGTCGGGTGGCGGTTGTCACTGTTGAAGAACCCGCAAAACGGTTTGCGTGGCGGGCACAGCTCAATGGTGCTATACTACCACAAATACTCGCCGTGCCCAAGGCATCTAGCTTGCTCTTTCCGCGAGATGCCCTAGGGTTGAAAGAGGCGTTGGAGGCAACTAAGACAGACTTGCTGTACATAGACAGCATATACTCTCACTTTGAGAGCGTCGATGGACAGAACGCTGCCGAGCGAGCCCGTCGTTGCCTAGCGCCCCTCGCTGAGATAGCTCAGGAGACCGGTGTTACTATCGTGGCCGTATTCCACGTTAACAAGGCCGGAGACTACCTTGGAAGCGTGGAGATGAGGAATGTACCCCGGTACGTATTAAAGGCCGCTAGAGAGGCTCCTGGACCCCTTTACGTGAGTGTTGACAAGACCAACCTCTGGGACCCAGGAGTAAGTATGGCCTTTCGGGGTGTAGACGTCCTCGCTTCCGACCCCTCTACAGGCGAAGTGCAGCTAGAGGAGGATGACGAGGGTAACGAGATTCCCATGCATTTCACCGTCCTTGAACGTACCGAAGATGTTCCCCGGTCTATGGTTGACGCCGATCAGATCGAGGAGTCCAAGGAGGGTCGTATCATGGAGCTACTTTTGCAGGACCCCGATATGTCGGCATCCAAGATCATCGAGGAGGTAGGGGGCCGCAAACAAGATATGTTGGAAGCAATTAAGGGTATAAAAGAAGCATTAAATAGTACCGGTTCCCGGTTCCGGGGTATATAGGGAACCGGGAACCGGTTACAAAAGTCGCAGGTATGATTGCTTCCTAATCTCTATCCCTGGCAGGCCAAGGAGGTCGCTGAGCACGGTAAGGACCCTAAGAGGGCCTTGTTTGTGTCGCCCAGACTTGGTAAGACCAGGGCCACGGCCGAGTGCATGAAACTGTGGCCTGTGGAGAGGTTCCTAGTCGTGTGCCCCCTGATTGTGGCTCCCGTATGGGAGGACCTCTTGGGGAAGCTGGGGATGGAGACATTCGACCTCTACTCCGGCTCCCTGAAGCAGCGTTTGGGCCGGTTAGGTAAGGCGGGCGTAGCCATCGCCAACCACGACTTCCTGCGCCCAGGCGCAGACGACCTAATTGGTTGGGCTCCGCAGGCTACTATCTGCGACGAGAGCCATATGCTCGCCAGCCCTTCTGCCCGGCGGGCCAAAGCCTTCCGTAGGATTGCGTGGAGGTCGGACTACGTTCGGCTTCTTACGGGGACGCCCGCACCCAATCATTACGGCAACCTGTGGGGGCAGATGGTATGCCTTGATAAGACCGAATGGGGGACCTCGTATGAGCGATTCGCCCAGCGGTATCTAATCCGGGACGCCATGTTTCCCTCGCGGGTTCTGGGGCATCGAAACGTGGAGGAACTCCAAGAACGCCTCCAGCGGTATGCGACTTTTGTCCGTCGAGAGGACGCTTTTGGTCCTGACTCGTGGCAAATCGTTAACCGTAAGGTTTCGATGCCCCCTAAAGCCTTCTCCATGTACAAGACCCTGGTCAAGGATTGGGTCTTGGAAGGTGAGAATGTTCAAGCCCAGCATGTTCTTAAGCGCCTTGTGCGCCTCCAGCAGCTAACAAGCGGATTCATACCCACAGACGACGGCTATACTGTCGAGGTGCACAAGGCCAAGATCAATGCGGTCCTGGAGGACCTAGACGAGATTGTGGCCTCGGGCGAGAAGGTTGTCCTTTTCCACCGCTTCAAGTGGGAGGGGGAGGCATACCATGATGCCATTCACGAACGCTTCAAGAGGATACCCGTATGGCAAATCGACGGTTCTACGCCCGTGGTTACCCGTTCCAGAATCCTCCGCAATTTCGCCGAACACCAGGATTCCGCCGTCGCGGTCGTGCAAGTGCAAGCGGGCGGAGTGGGCGTCTCCTTCGCGGAGGCGACCCATGCGTTCTTTGTCTCCCGTGGCTTCTCGTTCGTTGACGACGAACAGGCCAAGGACCGCATATATAAGCCAGGCGCTGCCCGTTGCGTGACCCGTTATGAGGTCCCCGGCACTGTCGATGCTTACATCGCAGGAATCCTTGACCGCAAGCAGAACGTCCATGAAGCGGTAACAAACGCCGACTTCAAGGCTATGGCGATGGGATACATTCGATGACACACAACCCGGACTGTCGGCTTTGCCCTCTCCACGAGACGGCACAGACAGTGTGTATCCCCTCCCGAGGTGAGGGGTCTATTCTTATTGTCGGCCAAAACCCCGGTGCCGAGGAGGACCTTGCCGGGGTTCCCTTTATTGGCAAGTCCGGCCGGGAGCTAACTAGAATGTTAAGTGACGCCGGCTATTCTGAGAGCGAAGTAACGATCACCAATGCGGTCAAATGCCACACCCCCAAAAACGCCCCACCCACCCCCGAACACATTGGGGCCTGTAAGACTTATCTTAAAGCGGAAATCCATCGGCTTCGGCCCAAAGCCATCGTGGCAATGGGCGATACTGCCCTTCGAGCCCTTACAGGCCGAGGGGGGCTTGGCGAAGTCCGTAAGACTGCTGGAGTCCCGCTTCATGGGTATTTCGATTACGCGGAGTGTGAAGTTTGGGCGACATATCATCCTGCTTACGTTCTGCGATCGCCCAACATGCGGAATGTGGTTGTCACTGATCTCCGCCGAGTACGAGACGCTTTCAAGCCCGACGACGAAATACAGTGGAAATGGTGGGACAGAGAGCAAATCTCCGCCCAAGCCGTCGCGTGGGATATAGAGACCGACTATGACTTCCGTACTAAAAAGGGCGGCGACCGGGTTACACAGCTGGCTGTTGCTACGTCTGCTGGAGATGTATTCGTCAGCGATAGAGCTGCTGAGTTACTTTCATCCACAAGAGCTGCCGTGCTGGTTACTCACAATGGATGGTCATTTGATGTGCCCCGTATGCAGGCGTTGGGAGTGGCTGTACCGTGGGGAGATGACACTCTCGTACTGGCTTACCTCGACGATGAGTCGCAACCCCTAAACCTAGAAGCCTGCGCCGTAAAGTACCTCGGCGTCAAAGGCTGGAAAGAAGCCCGTTATGCTGCCCCAGGTTCTGATAGTTTCGCTCTCTACAATGCTCGCGATTCTGTTTTTACGCTCGCTCTGCACAGAGAACTCATTAACCGACTCGGTGATCGAAAGAGACTCGCAGATAAGGTCCTCTTTCCTGCTTGGCGTAGTCTACGCATGTGTAGTGATCGCGGCCTTTATATCAGCCGCACCGCAGTTCTACGGGCTTGGGGACACTTCGCCGGGCTGCTTGAAGAAGCCAACCGAGAAGTCGTCGAGCGTTCAGGCGGATTCATTACTAACCCAAACTCCAGCGCCCAGGTTGCCGCTGCTCTCATACGGGACGGGCATAAGCTGTCTAATACGGACACCGGGAAGCCCAGCACCTCTTCGTCCGTATTAGCGTCCCTCAACCCTACGCCGCTCGTTGAATCAATACGCAAGCAGCGCAAGGCCTGTAAGGCTGTAACGGCCTTTGTTAAGCCCTACGAACGGGTATGCAGCAGCGCTGACAGCAGAGTTCACCCCGAATACACGCTGTGGCGCACGGCCACAGGGCGGACGAGTGCGCGGAACCTCAACGTACAGCAGCTTGCCCGTGACCCACTTCTCCGAGACTTCTTCTCGGCTCCCCCTGGAAAGGTTCTTACAACAGTAGACTATGCGGCTATTGAGTTTAGACTCGCGGCTTTTATCGCAGGCGAAGAAACCATTCTCTCTCGATACCAAGACAACCCGGCATGGGACCCTCATCGCTGGTTCGCGAGTCGTTTCTATGGCGTTGACCTGGACGACGTTACCCCTCTCCAACGACAGGTTGCTAAGTCTGCCAATTTCGGTCTCCTCTACGAAGCCCGTCCCCCTAAACTTCGTGATTACGCGAAGGACACTGCAGGGCTAGACCTCTCCTTAGCCGATTCGGTCAAGCTGTACCAGGAGTGGCACGAGACCTTCCCCGCCTTTAGGGCGTGGTTCGGGCGCACCGGCACCTTTTTACGCGAACACGGCTATATCGAGACCCTAACCGGCCGTCGTCGTCACTTCGGCGAACCTAGAATGTTAAGTGGCTGGCAGTTTGCCAAGGCCAGGCGTGAGGCCGTGAACATGCAGGTTCAGAGCTTCGCCGCCGACGTGGCCCTCCTGGCGCTGGGCGAAGCTGGCAGGATTGGCCTGCCAATCAACGGCTTTTTTCACGATGCGATAAGCTTTGAGCATGACGGAAACCTCCCCGACGGTTTGGTGTTTTACTGCATGGTACAATACCCCGTGATTGCCCTCCGCGAGTTTGGGGTAGAGTTAACAGTCCCCCTGGTTATTGAAAGTAAGGACGTGCATGGAGCCACTGATTCTAAGCAGCTCGTCGCTCAAGCTGTTTAAGACCTGCCGCAAAGCCTACGAGCTAGGCTACGAACGGCTGCTTGACCCTGTCGGCACGACGACTGAAGCCGTCGAGGACGGCACCGAGTTTCATACCCTAGTAGAGATGGCCGCTAAGGGCGTTGACATTAGCGATCAGTTTAGTCCTATGGCGGAGGTAGCTCAGATTTACCTGAGCGAAGAACCGCTGCCGGAGGGCATCCTCATGGTTGAGGAGCCGTTCTTCGTTAAGCTGGACGAGGACGTCTTTGTCCGCTGCACGTTTGATCTTGTATACGAACGGGGTAGTACGATTGTAGGCCGTGACTACAAGACCTTCGATAAGAAGCCTCAGTACGACATGGACCTGGACTTCCAGGGCCGGTTCTATTGCGCTGCCCTACGGCAGAAGTACCCCGATCACTTCATTGAGTTTGAGTACAAGAATGTTAGGCGTACTCCGCCGGGCACGGTCCACAACCAAAAAGGGGATGTGTGGCGGCCCGACGAATGCTACATCACAAACACTCTCATACCAAGCAACCGTGAATTAGACCAGCTTTGGGAAGAAACTCAATGGGTCGCGAAAGATATTAAACGTGCCAAACAAGAAAACCGCTGGTACCGCCAAGACCGTAAAGGCTGGGGCGGGTGCCAAAGCTGCTTCTACCGGAACCTCTGCAAAACGGAAGTCCAGCAAGGCAGCCTCGACGAACAAACAATCAGACTCCTCTCCATCCCAAGGAGCCCCCTTACCCTACCTGGATAAGGAGACCGTCACCGATCTGTGCATGCAGTCCCTGGAGGCGGTCTTGGGGATGGTATGGCTGTCAGCCGAAGAAGAGGGCAAGACCGAACAAGAGATCGCAAAGATGACTGACGCTACAGCCGAAATCATCTATATGTTTTGTGCCGCTTTCGGCCGAGCTATAGTGGAGAAGTTTGGAGTGCTAGATGTTGTATCTGCTTAACGCTGACCGAGGAGGTGCCGACTCCGTTGCGCACCTCATCGCCGCCGGCAAAATCGTGCATCTGCCCTGCCCCTCGTACCCGGAGTATCAGGAGCACATGCGCTCCCTGATCGCTAAGCCGACGGGCGAAGATGACACAATCGTACTCGATACTCTGGACAGAATGGGAGAGACCACTCGTGGGGATATCAAATTGGGGCCAGGAGCCGATACTGACATTTGGGCCGCTCGAAAGAAACTCATCGGAGAGGACGACTTCGGAGCGTCTTACTCAGCCGCCGCCACGAGCATTATGCGCTGGCTGCGGAACGCCAACAACCGCGGATACCGAATCATCACCGTCTGCCACGAGAATGAGCAGTTCGACCGGGAAGCTGGATTCAAAAAGCGAGCCCCTCAGCTCAACCCTAAGTTCTACGACTCCCTCATTGGGTCGTGTACGGACTGCTTTAGACTCACAGTTCTAAGGGAAGACCGTCTGGACGGCGAAGGCCGTGTCGTAGCCAGGGCTGGTACTCGGGTTATCCAGACCACCATGGACGACGACGCCATCTGCAAGTACCAGGTGACGCCTGACGAGGAGGGTTCTTACCCCGTCATCCCGAAGTTCATCCCGAACCCCACGATGCGCCGCATCTGGAAGGTTCTCAAGAAGAAGCCCTCTTGGCTTACCATCTACGGTGAGTCAGGCTCGGGCAAAACAACCCTAGCGTGTTCGGAAGTCTATCCCGAACCGGCACCTAAGAAAGAAACAAAATGAGTAACGTACCCACTATCAATGTAGACGATGTAGCCGAGTTTGGTGAACGAGTTCCCCCCGGTAAGTACACCGCCATGCTTAACGCCTGTGAGGGCAAGGACTCCAAGGCAGGCAAACCGATGGCCGTCGCCACGTTTGTCGTGCAAGAAGGTCCCCAAGAAGGTAATGAGATTACCGTCTTTTACAGCCTTACCACGTCCAAGGCCAAGAACGGCAAGACGATCGCCGGCGGTGTTGCAGAGGCCAAGCGCACGTTCGCTGCGATTGGTAAGCCCCTGCCGTCAGGCTTTGCGTTCCCCCTTGCGGCCGATCACGCGGCTAAGCTGATCGCATCGAAGCTGAAGGGCGAAAAGGTCGATATCCTGGTCTACAAGGAGACTGACCGCAAAGGGGCGACGGATGAGGACGGCAACGTCAAGGTCTACGACCGCTCGAAGGTGGTCGGCAAATCGAACAAGACGCCTACGGAAGCGCCGGACGAAGTCTTTGCGTACGAAGAGGTCTAGTGCTACAGACTTCCCTCAGCCTGATCGGCTTGGCGGCTGCTGCGATCGGCGTCTACGCGCTGCTCCACATCAACCCCGACGCCCATTGGCACCAACACCGCAACCCTTGGGATGACTGAGCATGATCTGAAGGTCCGGGTCTTAAAAAGACTCCGGGCCTTCGGCGGCTATTGGCAGAAGCAGTGGGGTGGACCCTACGCTGCTGCCGGAGTCGCAGACATACTTGGCTGCTACTCGGGTCACTTCATTGCCATTGAGCTGAAAAATCCCAAGTTCACTAACCCAAAAGCAGAACTGACCCCCGCTCAGTGGAATTACCTTTCCCAGATCAAAGCCAACGGAGGTTTTGTGATCGTCAGTAACGACTCTGACGATGTTATCCAACAGCTAACGGCCCTGCATTTGGTGTAGCTGCTGAAGTAGGTCCATCCGCTCACGGCCCAGGTCATCTTTGATCTGGGCCCTTTCGTCTGGGGTCGCAGCATTGTAGAGCATCTCGGACTCGCGCTTGTGCAGCTTAGCCTCAAGGGCACGCAGTGGGCCAGCGCCTTCGATGTCGTCCACAGGGCGCACAGGACGGCCCAGCAGTTCGAGGAAGCGCACAGGGTCGGATGCGCCATGCTGGAGCGCCGTGGCTTGGGTCGGCAGCAGAGTCCCCGCGGTGTTCTTGATAGCCTCTTTAGCCTGAATATCGCCCGGCATAGAAGCATCCCACAGGGCGTTCGGGTCCCCGGAGTCCGGGTTCTGATTGATCGCTTGGTACAGCGCGAAGACGTTCTTGAGGTTAGGGTTGAGCGAGTTTGCTTCCGAGGAGGCCGCGTACCGAAGGAAATCCATTAACCCCTCCCCCCGGCTCACGGGTGCAGCAACCAGGGCGTCGATGGCCTGCAGCCGGCCCATAGGGCCTGGCATCGGGTTGATGGCGTAACGCTTGTCGCCGATCCAGAACACGCCTTCGTTCTTGTCCTGGTACTCCCCGGCGTTGTCGGGATCAGTAAGCTGGTCTTGCGTTGCGACAGCGCCCTTAGTTGCGTTCGTGGCACCAATGACTCTGGGGTTGAGGACGTTCTTCATCCAGAGGCGGTACTGCCCCTTGATCCACGAATAGAACCACGTCAGTCTATGCAGGCCCAGGCGGCGCTCGATGTCGGTCATGTTGAGGCTGTCACCCATCATCTTGCGGGTTTCGCGCGCAGCCCGGCCTCGTGCATCTCTTTCTGAGAAGCCCTTGTTCTTGAACTCCCGCTTGAGCTTACCGTAGAGTACAGCAGAGGTAGCGTCCTCGTAGACCTTGAACGTAAGGTCTGCGTTCCACTTATCGTAGTGGTACATGGCGCTAGAGAGCAGATGCCCAGCACGCTTAATACCTTCCGTGCCGTCAAGGGCGTTCTGATGCGCCTGATGAACCATACGCCAGCGCTGCGAGAGCGTTAGCTGCCGCTTGACCAGGTTCTTCTCTACGGGCTGGTAGCCGCTAGATGCAAGGTTACGGACTTGGGCTTTGGGCCCGCCTACACCGTGGCCGTGGATGGTCGAGAGGGCCTGCTCGCGTTCTGCTTCGTCCATGAGTTTGGGGTCAATAGAGTGGGGCGCAACAAAAATCTGCGAAAGTTCGGCGAAGTTCAGCTTGCCAACCACAAATGCAATAGGCGCAAGGTTGAAGCGCTCGTGGTACGTAGGGTCTGCAAGGAAGAACGATCGAGCAGCGCTTGAGAAGTCCTCCATGATCTGCATGAACATGTTGTTCGGGGTATCGCCCGCTAACTGCAGCGTCTTATCGGTCTTAACGCCGGAGTCGAACGCCGGGTGCGAGTCAATGGCCGCATCCTTAGCCCAATCAGGCACAGTCATGCCGTCGAGGTCAGCCAGGCCCGTCTCTATGGGCGTGCGGAACGTGTGGCCGGGGTTCTTCTGCTCAAAGTAATTCTCAATGGCCTTGAAAATGACGTGGTTCTTCTCCTCTTCAACCATCTCTTTTATCTTGGCATCGTCGGTAGTATCAACTTGACGACCCAGCCGATGGGATACACGGGCCTGGGCCTCTTGCTCTGCCCATTTATCAAATTTCTTCTTACCCTCCGCGCCATGCCACGCGCCCTCCTCAGCTTCTGCACCCTCTTCGCCCTCCTCAAGCGCTCCAGGTAATCCTGCTTCGCCCAGAAGCGGGCCAAGCATGCCGGAATTGTAGGCACCCTCAGCCAGTTCGTCGTAACGAATGGGCTCAGCGTGCCCAAGCAAGTACGAACCGTACTCAGCTAAGCGGTTGGAACGAACGAGCTGCCGCATGAGAGGGAGAGCAGGATCAAAGTCATCGGCAACCTTCTCGCCTTTGCTTTCAGCATCTCTGATGCTCTTGTAGACAAGACGCCCTTTGAGGTTAGGCCCCTGAGAGCCAGCGCCTTTGTGCTGATTGCCGGCGGTGCGTTCTGCCTCCATGCGCTCTTGGAAGGTAGCTTCCTTGCTAAACGCTCCGTTACGGGACCAATGCTTGTCGCGCATCAGCGCAGCCGTCGAGGGCAGCAGCCTAGAGAGGCCCATGTCTTGCCGTGCGATAGACTCAGCGGTTGCCACCGCGCGGTCATGCACGGTCATGCCGCCGATGTTATCCATGTTGCGGTCGATGCCTTTCATGGGCAACGTATAGAGAACTTGCTTCGGTCCCCACTCGACAGCAGTATGGCCGTATTTTGAGGCATACGCGGAGATCATCCGCTTAAGGATCATCTCACGAGCGAACTGCTTCTTAGCTTCCGGGTCGTCGATGTTAGCCATGCGGGCTTTAAGCTCTTTGGCGAATGCCTTAGCCTCGGCGGGAGAAATCGACGGCTCAAGCTTCAGAGCAGCAGCGACGTTGCCCCGCTTGATTGCGTCCGAGAACTGCGCGAAGCCCTGGTCACCATACATCTTGGCGATCTCAAGGTTACCGGTCTTGCTCTTGCTGAGCTTGTAGGGGTTAGGGTCGGTGTGGTGGACGTAGACATGGTTGTCGTGGTCACCTCCAATAGCTCCGCCTTTGGTTCCGGTTGTAGTCCGCGTGAACTCGTCGAAGGCGGGATCGCCAACACCCCCCGGCTGAGCGACTCGAACGGTCTCGTCCGGATTGAAGAACAAGTCATGCTCTCTCCAGATAGCCACACGCTGCGCCTTTGTGGTCTGCCCAAGCTTATTAGCCTGGAAGAGGTCACGCTCTACCTTCGCGGGCACGCGGTTAGCCATGACACCGGCCAGCTTGGCGTGCTGGTCTGCCTCTGCGGTACCGGCCAGGCGCTGCGTCTTGCGGAACCTGTCGCCAACGATTGGCGCATGCTCTGCGACCCAGTTGTACCCAGCGCCTGCCTTTTCAACTCCGGGTATCTTCTTAGCTATTACACCGAGATGCTGGCCCATCTCAGTCGCAGCAGCCGCTTTGCCGAGGCCCGAGACCCTAGAGAGTATGCCCAAGGGAATCTTGTTGGCGGGGTTCCACCACTCGATAGCAAACGTGTACAGGTCCGCAAGCCCGGCATGGGTCGCCATGATCCTAGCGGCGTCTGCGTGCATCGCTGCGGCTAGCTGCAGGTACTGCCCAAGCCCCGTGTTCGGGGAGCCGTTGCGGATAAGGTCTTGCACGCCCGGCTTCTGGAGCCAAAACTTGAACTCGCTGGCCGTGTTGATGCCGTACTTGTTAGCAAGAGCATCCAGGAACCCTGAAACATTGCTGAAACCGTTCTTCCAGTCCCCCAGTATCTGCAAGACGTTGTGCCCCACATCACCAATGTTATTGAAGTTCCCGTCTGCGGTATCCCGCATTAGGGCGTTGATGGCCTCGGGAGCTAGGTTGACGAGGTTGCCTATGAAGTTAGCGGCCTTACCGGCGTTCTGAACATCGCCCGCTTGGCTCAGCTCTGCGAGCTTCTGCTTCCACGCTTCAGGCGTGTTGGCCTGGATGCCCGAAGCTGCGTCCCTAGCTTCGGCGTCAGCAGAGTCGAGCTGAGCCAAGAAGTCCCAGGGATGGGTCATGGCGTACATACCCGCCTGCTGATGGGGGCTAAGCGGAGGGTTCTGCTGCGGCTTCTTAGCTGCAAGCGAGGCTGGAGGGCCCATAGGGCCTGGGGGTTTGGGGGCACCCTTAGAGAGCTTGGGGGGCTGCGGCTTATAAGACTGCTTGATGTAGTTGTAGTTAGCCTCGACCTGCCGGGCATACATCTGCCCTGCCGTAGAGCCTGAATCGAAGGCTGTCTCGCCGACGTTGTAGGCCTGGAAGACCGAATCCCAATCCTTGTACTTGTGCCACAGGTAATCCAGGTACCGAGCGCCCGCTATGTAGTTAGCCTGCGGGTCGGTGATGTCAGCGCCTTTGTCGGCGAACGATTTGAACGTCTCCGGCTTCATCTGCATCTCGCCTACTGCGCCGCTATACGAGATTGCCTTGGGGTCATCGGAGGGGTCTTCGACCGCATGGACGGCGTAGATTTGATCCGACGTCACATCCCCGTGCGTCTGGAGCGCGGCGTTGTGCATCATCGGGCCCTGCTTAGTCTTAGCGACTAAGGGGCCGGGCTGCTGCTGTTGGCGAGGGCCCGTGCTATCGAGCCAATCGGGGGTGGGCTGTTGAGCGCTAGTATCCAGCCACGACGGAGTGGACGGGGCGGCGGGCATTACTGCGCGGGCGTTCCGTCTGCGTAGACATAGCCCGTGCCGTTAGCATTACGATAAACGTCTTTGCCATTACGCTTATCCTTGCCGGCCCACTGACCGTGCTGCGGCTGCTCGGGCTGGTTGGTCGTAGGGTTAGTAGGAGTAGGCGTGTCAGTGCTAGCGTTCGGGTCGTAGTTGTTCTGACCGAAACTGTTGAACGGCGAGGTGTAGCCGCTGCCGAACCCGCCCAGCGGATTCACACTGCGGATTTGAGACATCTGCTGCTGGCTGCGGTTCAGGTCGTTAGTGATATCGTTGATCTGCTGCTGAATCGCCTGCCGGGTTGGGGCCAAGCGGGCACGCTCTGCAGGGGTCAGCAAGCCCGACGTGCCGAGCGTAGCAAGGTTCGTGTTCAGCCTGCCAAGCAGCTGCTTGTCGGAGTCGATGTTCTTCGAGAGCGCGGTCACGGCGGCTACTTGCATCTGGGGGCTCATGGGGATGCCGTTCTGGGTATCCTCAGCTACTCTGTTGACGTACCACTTTGCCTCAGCGCTGGACTGTGCCGAAGCAGCATACGCCCGCTTGGTGTCGGCGATCTGCTTATCCATCTTACCGGGGAGCAGCTCAGAGATTTGGTCCGTCTCTTCGCGGTAGTGACTCGCCATGGCCTCCCGCTCCTCACGCAAGACAGCATCGTCCTGCTGCTTAAGCGCAAGCTGCTGCTGAAGGTACGTAACCATGTAGTCGTCTTTGTTCGCTTTAGCCAGCTCAGCTTTCATCTTAGCCTTCATCTCAGGGCTGAGGTGCTCAAGGCTGTCAGAGAGGTACGGGGCGATCTCTGCCTCAACCTGGGACTGCCAGGTGGGGTCGTTAGGGTCATGGGGGATCGCCATGAGTCTGGAATAGGCAGACTTGGCGGCCGCGTAGATGGCAGCAGGATTCGGATGGGCAATAGAGGACTTGACTACTGAATTGAGGTCGCCAAAAATCTTATCCTTGACGGCCTCCATCTTAACGGGATCGAGCTGGTAGGGGAGCCCTTGGAGAGACTTCTCTTCTGTCGGGTTAGGCGCACGACCCACCTGACCCTGAAACATGGCATCGCGCTCTGCGCCTGCGGGGACATCCTCGATAGCCTGAGTGTTCTTCTGGAAGAAGGCCTGAGAGCCGCCGGGGGCCAAAAACCCTGGGTCTAACTGCGCAGGCTTAGCCTGGCGGGTGGGCAGGCCGGGGATAGAGCCACCGTAGTTAGCGCCTTGGTAGCCCGCAGGTACGGGCGTATCCGAGGTACCCTGCTGGGCCGTCTGCGCCGGGTCCATCTGCTGGGCCGGGAGGCCGGCTTGCTTCGTGACGTTCTGGACCATGCCGATGTACTTGGGGTCCGAGAGCATCTTGTTGGGGTCCGAGCTAGCCGCTGCCTGCTGCCGCAGGAAGTCCAAAAGATTATTACCAGCCTGGGCCATCTGAACCTTAGCCAGCAGCTGTTTGAGCTTCTCCTGCTGGATCATGTCCGGAAGCTGAGCAAGCGAGGCAATACCCTGGCCGATCTGCTCCCCGGCTGGGGGAGTGACTGAGATCGGGGCTATGGGGCCAATCGGACCAAGTGGCATAAGGCTAGTTTATCACGAGAAAAGGTCTTTGTGAACGGTCACCCCGGCCGCACGCAGCTTCTTAGCGTCCTCCAGGAGGACTTTGTCCCCGTCCGTACGGTAGAGCAGCCCAGGCACATTGAGCTTCTTAGAGGCGAATTTAAGGGCCTTCTCGTGCATTTTAGAGAGCCCCTGGCCCTGCTCGTAGACCAGCCCAACGATACCCTCGGCGCAGGCCATCTCTAAGAGCGGGTTACCTTGCCGGACCTGGTACGCGATGAACTCTCCGCTCCACAGGTCCCCCACCCCGGGGCCTGAGATGAACGTGCCCACGCAGCTCTTGTTGTCGGTCTTTTTGGAGTGCTCCCAGGGGTAGGGGGGCACGCCCAGGCGGATGGCGTAGGCCAGGTCGTCGGAGCAGCGGGGTACCTCGCCGCCGGTAGCTACGGCGTAGAGGAACCGGCCGAGCTTGGGTATAAGTCTACCAGATGTCATCTCCGAGTCATAGCCCAAACGGGGTGTCCACTCCAGAAAATAACACTCTCCTGTCGGAGTCACTAGCGAGTTTATATCGTATAAACCGGGCGGAGCTTGTTTCTGACGAAGTAGACCTTCTAAATTCGGCCATCCTGTGCGTTGGATTACTTGGGCTTCTTCTGAATACGAGAACCAAACCGCATTCAGGGAACACCCAGTAGAAGGCCCGACATCGCCAGCGAGGAACTTCTTATGCTCCAGAGTGTAAGTGATGGGCCCGACCCACTCACGTCCGTTCCACCAGCGGGAAGTGGAGAGCGGTATACCGTCAATCTTTTCCTGCAGCATACACTTACCGTGACTTCCGTAAGTCCGTACAATGTATTCAAGGTACTCTACCAATTCCTCTTGGGAGGTACTCCCATGAGTAGCATCCGAATCCAGGAATCGGTCGCTCTTGAAATAGACCGGGATGTCTTCAGTCATCTCCCGAGCGAAAGCCAGGCACTCCTCGAAGCTATTGAAGTCCTCGTATGGGGGAAGCTTGCACCCGATAGCTTCAGCGACGCTAAACCCGAAGCCCCGGTCTTTTTCCAGCCGGTCCATAAACTTGCCACCACATACCACGACAACGCCTCGACTGCGTGCTTCTTCCGCAAGGTCCCCAAGGCCGGAGGAGTCGAAGAGCATCATCGAGGGGTGACCGGCCCTGACCCAATACAGCAGGTCCCAGAAGGTACCGGAATTGTTTACGATGCCTTCCCCGACGAATTTGTGCTCTCGATTTTTAGACCAGACCTTAACTTCGTTACCTTCATCCGCCAGCCGCTTCCACCAAGAGAGGCCACAGGCGAACTCCGTTACAATCCCAATTCTCATGGCCGAATCCTCATGGAGAGTGGTAAATGACCGTGTCAGGGCCCGGCTTGCCGGTGAACTTCTCGATAGCCCGCTGATGGGCTTTGTTGCGCCCGAGGACCCGAATCAAGAGCTTAGCGCCGTTATGCATGGCTTTAACATACTCTTGGATAACCAGCAGAGCGGCGCGCTTCCCGGCCAGGCCGGCATCTGGAGTGGGGTACATATCAGTCACCTCTATGTAACCACCGTCGAGCAGCCTCTCCCCGACGACTAGGATTAGCTTTTCCCCCTTATAGATGCCCACCCAGCGCTGGGCTAGAGGGGCTGCACCCTCCGGCAGGCCCCAAAGGGCCTTGTGGTGGTCTACTGCAGCTTGTATGCCTGGGGTGTCTGCTGGGATTTCACGCGCGGTCATTGCCCTCCAAGCTTCGCCATTCCTGTCCCTTGTCCTAGCGAGCTAGTGCTGTCAGCCCGCTGCGGCATAGCCGTCGTGGACTGCATGCCCAAAGGCCCTTGAGACCCCCAATGCGCTTGATTAAACGGGTGCCCAAGCGTAGCCCCCTGCTGCCCACCCTGCTGCATACCGCCCATAGGCTGATGCATAGAAGGCATGGCGGGGCCGCCCTTCATACCCTGGCCCGGCGTAGGCTGCTTGCCCTGTAGGCCCGGATTGGTCCCCATCTGGGCCAGGAGCTGGCCCAGGATGGGGATAAGCGGATGAATGCCTCCCATCGACCCCTGTTGTCCTTGCGGCTGTTGGCCGCCTCCCTGCATTCCCATTATGAAAACGGCGAGGGGTTGTTGTTCGCCCCCAAGGTAGTAAGTGCGCCGCTAATACCCTGGAAGGCGGAGCCCCAGGGGTTGCCTTGAGCTGTGGCCGCGTTAGCGTACAGGCTTGCAAGAGCCTGCAAGCTGCTGCCCGCGCCGCTGAGGCCTGAGAGGCCCTCACCGAGCAGGCCCTGCTGCCCTGAGAGCAGGCTGCCAGCGCCCTCAAGACCCTGGAGCTTAGCTTCAGCTACCTGAGAGCCCAAAGCCACGCCCTCCTGAGCGCCCTGCTGCTGGTTTTGGGTCAGGAGCTGCTTGACCAGCAGGGCCGGGTTAGCTACCCCGCCGGCCTCCGTCTTAAAGGTATTGATGGCGCTTTGGCCCCCAGCCTCGGTCGAGGAGGTCAGCTCATTGATCTGGGCAGGCGTCAGGCCTTGGTAGTTCTGGAACTGCTGTATGAGGCTATTGATGCCCTGCTCCGTGCCGTTCGGCCCAAAGACCAGGTTGGAGATTTGGCCGACCAGCCCCTGGAGGTCGTTGATGTTCCCGATGTCCGCACCCACAAGCGAGTTCAGGGCGCTGTTGTCGTTAGACTGGGCCTGACTTCCCTTGATACCCCCGAGGAGCGAGCCCCCGATTTCTGTGCCTGCAGCGGCTGCGGATAATCCCATATTGCTTAGTGTACCATATCAAGCCAGCAGGATGGCAAAAACGCCAACACTTAGGCTGAAGGAGTTGACTGCCGTGCTGCCTGCGGACGCCCTGGCCGAGACCTGGATGGTGGGGTTCACGAAGTTGTACGGGCCCCGGACTGAGGGGCCGAACTGCTGCCCCTGGTTGACTTGGACACAGAGCGGGGACAGAGTGACATTGGCCGGGGGCGGGCTGATGAGGTACACCGACGGCAGGATCAGCGCAGTCTGCCCAGCCTGGAGGGCGAAGGTCTGGGGGAAGGACGTCAGGGGCACGTTCTGAGAGAACGTAGTCGTCGTGTTCGCGGCCAGCATCGGGCATGCAAGAGAGATGGTGCTATAGAACGACGATATGACCGAGAGCTGGCCGCTGATGATGGCAGTAGTGGCAGGGTATGCAGTAGTAGACGTGTCGGGGAACTCAAACCCCCCACCCGTCGTGTACTCCATGTTGATTACCCCAGAGAGATTGCTACTCATGAAGGGATAACCAAGTCCCGGTCGAGTGTACCCCAGACAGAAATACGGTACACCTGAGAGCCGATGAATGTGTCGGGGTCTCCAGTAGGCTGGTAGAACGTAAAGCTTACTGTGAGTGCATACCCGCGCATGCCGTTAGCCCCGTTGAGGGGGATGATCTGCCGAAAGTTATTTGTGTTTGCCGTAAAGGGTATTGTAAACACCTGACCCGTCGACACGAGACTTGAGCCGCTGAGCGTTAACAGCAGCTCAAGCGTTATGCCGGCGTTGAACGCCCCCTCGACAACGATGTAGCGGTAAACTTTCTCGATGCCGGGCTTACCTGAGTCTAGCATCGGGCCGGTCCAGTAGGTTGTAGTAGGCAGGCCTAGGTCAGTCTCGGCTGCTTCCCATAAATCCACAGCCTGGGTAAAGGGACGAGCCGCAAGAAGCTGGCCGAATGGCGCGCACGCAGGCGTAGGCCGGCCCGTTGCTCGGGCAGGAGTGGAGACCGCGCACTGCATCGCGTAGGGGATGTAACGCCACGTGTTGTTAACGGTGTAGTATGCGAAGGTTACGCCTTGCGTCGGGAACGAGAGGTAGAACGTACGGTTCGAGAACGCCCCAACAGCCTGCGTGAGGTCGTTCGCTGAATAACCTTCAAGGTAAGAGCGGATGTTTTCGGAGAGGTACTCAGGGCCGCCCGACCCGTCGAACCTGAACACGCCGTCCTCAGAAAGCCAAAACACAGCGCCCATAGCCTTAGTCACGGACCTTGGCGAGCAGCAGCCGATGTCGAACATCTTGCGCGCTAGAAAAGTCGTCTCGTCGTCACCGATGATGACCCAGGTAGTTCTGCGCTTGAAGCAGACAAGCAGGCTAGATACAGAGGCGAGGCGCACAGGCACGTCTGCATAGGACCCGAAATTGCCGATCTCCTGCGGGCTATTGGGAGTGTTCTCCTCGCCGACAAGTATAACCTGATTGACCGGATCAAACTGCTGGGGCAGCCCTTCCGCCGAGTAGTAGGCAATACACTGCGGAAGGTTATTAGTGTTCGCGTTCTGGGCCACAGTGAGGGACCACATGCGGTCCTTGTGGGCTTCGATGGGGGCCAGGTTGATGTACGTGTTTGGCGGCGGATCGCGGTACTGGACTAGGCCTGCGTTGGGGGCGATGTAGTAGTCGTCGTAGTAGTCAACGAATTGGTTGCCTGTAACGCCTGAAGCGAGCAGGACAAAGTTAGGGTTGTTGCTAGAGTAGCGGTAGATGTTAGTGGTAAAGGGGACGCCGTCGGGAGAGCTTGTGCCGCTGAACGTACCGTCGATGACATTAGGCAGAGCAAGCGTAGAGATTCCAGTCTCTGCTGTGGCGTAATACGTGAAGGGGTAGGGGTAGTCCGCCCCTAAAGCCGAGGTCTCTGAGGGTCCGTAGCCATTAAACCCCGACGGGCTGGTGGCGTACACTCGAGTAAAAGCGTAGTTATACGTCCCAAGCGCAAGGCCCCCGGTGCAGGTAGCACCCGAGGCGATAGTAGAGCCGGCCATTGAGGAGCTGGTTACAACGTACGTCCAAGCATTAGCCCCGTTGTTTTGGATGTAGCCGTCAACATAGTTAGTGCCATCACTGATGTGGACATGCATCCCGTTAGGGAAATTGTTAGTAGTTACATCAACTGGGATCGAAGTGAAATTGTTGGGGATGATGATGGCAAGGGTAGTGGTGCATGTAAACGATCCCCCCGGCGCTACAAGTGAGTATGTATTGGGGGGTGCGGAAAATTGCCACGGGTGCAGGACCGGCGATACGTCCTGGTAAAAGTTCCCCGAGATCGACATTCCGTTGTTAAGAAACAGGGTTTGGCCGAATTGGACCGCTTCCGTGAAGTAGTTCTCATTCGAGGGGAATGAGCTCTGGACTTGAAACTGGTTCCCCTGAGAGCCGTCGTACACATAAATATCAATAGCGTTATTGGGAGCCTCCAGAACGCCCACATAGTATGGGTCGTTGGCTGTAGCATCGTACGGAAACAGCCCCGTTAGTATAGAGCCTTCAGGGCCGGCGTAGAGCCACTCGTTGACACGGCCTCGGGCGTTTGCTACTGCGCCGGTGTAGCGATTGGTGTCTGCGTTATACGAATACGCAGCGTTGTTTGGGTCAACGTAAAACGGAACTGTAGTAGCATCGAGGCCCTTGAACGGCCCCATGCTGTACAGCTCGATGTTTCCACTAGCCATAGTTCGGGCCTCGGCAGTTTCTGTTGTTGCCGAGTTGATAGAACGAGCGGTACGTCAGCAGCTTCGGCCCGCGGTTCTGCCGGTCGGCCTGGCGGAGGTCGCTGCGGAGCTTACGCATCTCACGCTCGTAGCATTGGGCAGCATACATGTACTGCTGGGTCGAGCGGTCGCTGTTATCGGAGAAGTAGGCGTACTCGCACGTCTTCCAGGCTAGGGCACGGATGTAGTTCCAGGCGTAGGGCAGTACCTGCGTGGTCGTAGTGACCTGCATGGGCACGAACATGCCCTCGATGACAAGGTCTACCGCGGCAAGGGGGGCAGGAACAATACCGATGACTGTCCCGCTGGATCGGGTATAATAACGAGGACGCTGCCCGACGGTCCAGGGCTGAGCGTCGGGGGCGGGTAGTCCCCATACATTGGCAACGGGATAAGATTCGGGTTGCTGGACGTTCCAAGCTGGAGTGTAGGTTCCTTGGGTTCCAGGGGGACCACCTGAACCAGTCGGTTGGGATGGGGGTAGTGTTCCATAAGGGTTTCCTGCATTGAGTCCCTGGTCAAAAAGGCCGATCTGCCGGCCTTCGAGAGTGTCGATCGAGGTCGGCACGATAAGCTGGCCGGCCAGGTAGACTCTGTAGTATTTGATGATCTGGAAGGGGAGGGAGTATTCCTGCTGGTTCGGCAGGGTGGCCCCAGTCAGGCGGCCTTCGGGGTAGCGGACGTCCCGGCCAAGGTCCTGGTTGGCCGAGTCCACGAACGTAAGCAGCGCCGCGTCAGACCAACGGCCCGTGTTAATAGGGTCGTTGAGGAGCTGTCGGGTTAAGTTGATTACGTCTTGGGCATCCACAGGGCTATTATAGCACTATTAGTGAATGGGCGAGAAAAGCTTGACGAACGACTCCAGGTTTTCGATGCCCAAGAACCGGGCTGCCACGAGCACAAACACGACCCGGACAACCCAGCGGTCCACGTTATCCCGCTTGGTCGCAGCCTCCAGCATCTTGTTCATGTCGGCCCGCAGGTCCCGGATGTTCTCCTGGGACCCGGGTACCCACACGCCTTCCGTGTTGAAGTAGCCCAGGGTCAGGCGCTGGCATATGCGGTCCCACTCCTCGCCTCCCACAAGGTTAGGCCCTGTCGGGGGAGTGCGGGGGGTGTAGCCGCTCAAGTCGTTGTCGGGGGAGTTACGGTCAGGCACTAATACCCCTCGGCCTGCCAATAGACGGTACAGGTAGTACCCGGCTTGCCCCCAACAACCGTAACTACGAAGCCGGTAGTCGTGGAGCTAACGATTTGGCAGCTAAGCTCGTCCACGGCTGCCGTGTCAGAGCTTTCACCGGGGGTGGCTACGATGGAGGAGAGCACGGCAGCGTACGCAGCAGGGAACGAGATGGATACAGCATACGCACCATCTGCCGGTACGGGGCTATAAGACCCGGACTGGGGCCCTGAGATGAAGGACGGAGAACTGGCCCAGCCAGTGAACGAGTAGAGGGTTAGGGATACAGTAGCCATAGGAGCGTCTTACGGGGCACGCTTGACCGAGCCGTCCGGGCCGACCGTTACGGTGCCGGATTTGCAAGGCACGTTCATCGGGAAGCCGGGAAACGGCGAGGTCGTTGCGATCTTCTGGACGAGGGGCTCGGCCGCCGTCGAGAGGCCTCCGTACTTGAAACAGTACGCGCCCAAGAACGCTTCGGTCGCGTTGACTGATACAGCGAAAACCTGCGCCGAGTCCAAGCGCTCTTCCATCAGAATTAGATCAGGCCCCTTAGTAGGGATGGGTAGCGGCTGCAGCGTGCTTGCGGGCGACGGCGTAGGGCTATCGAGGGCGAGTAGAGCGGAGAAGACAAGGTGAAGCACTTTAGAAGCTCGTCTGCCACGGGATCGTAGTGGCGTTGGCGAACGCGTTGCCGACAAGCGTTGCGGCCGCAGGGTTGAAATGCAGACCGTCCGCGGGGTTCAAGCAGATCGCGGGTCCGCCGCACTGCTCGATGATGGAGTTCACATCCACCCAAAGGGTACCCCACTTTGCAGCTTCGTATTTAAGGGCGTTGTCGTACACCTTAATCATTTGATTGTGGGAGTTGATTTGCGCCTGATTTGCTCCAAGAGACGATGGCATTTGATAGGCGATCGAGGTGAGCCAAATTTGACTGGGCTTCTGCCCTTTGGTTTGGATGTACCACTGAAGCTCTTTGTCCGTGTCCTGCTGGAACGTCGTTACATTCATAGCGGAATCGGGCGCAGATGGCCCACCGAAGTAGGCGTTTGGTCCTTCTGTGCCATCGACTTGCACATCATTTCCACCGATCATAATGGATAGCCAGGTCGTAGATAGTCCCGCGTAGTTTTGAGACCCGTCGGTTTGGTAGCTGTTATACAGAGATGCCGTGCCGGAGGTGCATTGAACAACGCCGAGTTGCTGGCAACGACCATTGATGCCGATGTTGTAGACTTGGATGCCGGTGTAGTTGTTGGCGAGTACCGCGAGCCAGCAGGTGTACGCCATCGGAGTGGAAGTCAACGTCTCATATGCCGGACAAGTCGTATAGGTTGTACCGGCAGTTTGACTGTCGCCTTCGGCGACGATAACCGAGCCGGCCGGGATTGTGACCAAGGGGGCAGCGGAGAGCTGTGAGGTAAGCCCTAAAGTGATGAGCAGGGCGAGAAATAAGTGTTTAATGGATCGATCCCTCCATGATCGCATATCCGTTGATGGTTGTCCCCGTAACAACGATGCAGAGACTATAGCCCGGCTTCACCACGAATGGATTTGCTGCGGGCGAGAACGATGACGCCGTCGCCGCAAGGGAGTTTCCCGCATAGAGTGTGGTCATTTGCCCTGCGGTCGTGCCGCCCGCTAATGGCGCGGTAAAAAGGGCCTGCGTATTCGTGTTGCAGTTCGTGCCGGTCCCTTCCTCCGGTGAAACCGTGACGCCGGATTCGGTGCCGTTTGCCTGATAGGCGAGCCCATAGAGAAAGATATTCTCGCCCGTCACGCCCGTAGCAACGGTATACGTTGCGGCGCTAGAGACGGTCGTGATGTTGCTGTAGTCCATGACTGGAGCGGTGTACAGCGCGCCCGTAGTACCCTGAAGCCCCTCAAGCAGGCCGCCGCCCTGGAGGCCAGCCCCCGAAGGAGCGATGCGGGCCTGGATAAAAGTCTGAGGGTCGGCGAGGAAGTTGTTAAAATATCCGCCAGCGGGTTGCGCGACCAGCACCGGGTTGGTCGTTGCGCTTACCCCCGAGGGTCCCGTAACGCCGCCGATTACCGTAATTGCGCAGGCGAAGGCCGGGGTGGGCCCGGGCGAGGGGGAGACGGCTACGAAGGGGCAGTCCGCCTCAGCGGGCTTGGCGGTATTGGTTACGACAAAAGACCCAAGGCCTACGCAGAAAGCGGTTGCCATCAGTAAGCCTAGGGTGAGTTTGCGAAACATACCTTATTCTACCATTAGTTAGCCAGCATGACTACTGTAGTAGGAGCAGTCGAGTAGGTCAGGGTCATGGTGCCCTTCCAGGGGACGTGGAAGTACCCCGAGTTGATGTTCGTTTGAATCTTCTGGGAGGCTCCCGTCCCTGTACCAACGTAGATGTCCCCCAGCCCAGAGCCCCCGGTCACGTAGACGTCTACGTCAGCCGGGAAGGGATTTGTCCACACTCCTGAAGTCCATGCGGGGACGGCTACAGTGCCGTAATTGGTCGTGGCCCCCGCCACGATGGGGCCATACGAGGTGATACCGCCGGTGCCACCAAACCCGTCGGCGTCCTTAATGTAGATGTTCAGCGCGCCACAACCGTTGAGGCCCATCCCCAGGTAGAATGGGTTGGTGCTGGCCCCGTAGTAGCCGCCTTTGATCCTAATGTTGTTAGCACCGGCCGAAAGGTACACGCCGTAGGGGCTAGAGCCCACACCGGCCGTATAAGCCCCGCAGTCCAGGAACTCGATGGGGCCGGAAGAGTCGTCAGACCCGCAGTTAGCCTGGACGTAAATGCCGCCATTGGTTGAGCCGTCCATGTGGCACCGGACAAAGCGGGTCCGGCGGACGCGGTTTCCGGCAATATTGACCCCATAGGTGCCCGCAGCAGGGAAAGTACACCCAATGAAATCTATGTCGTAGATAACACCGTCACTGATGCCGGGGCCCAAGTACAAACATGAAAGGTTGTCCGAGTGGATGTAGCAGTTCGTGAATACGCTGGAAGAGAAAGTACCGCCAGCGGTGGGGACGATGTACCAGCATTCCCCGATAGCGCCGTCAAAGAGGCAGTTTACGAAGAATAAGTCATAAAGGTAGGCACCGGCCCCGACGTAGAAATCGTGGTAGAACCCGTAAAACCCGCAATTCTCTAAAGAGATTGTGTCGATCGGGTACGTAGTTACGCACGCTAACCCTAAAGAAGAGGTAGTCGTGTTGCCTGTGCTATGGGTGCCCTCGAAGAAGCAGTCCGTGGCATACCAAGCATTGCCGCCGCGATGGATAGTAATACCGCTTCCAGTATTGATGCAGGCACCCAGCACAGTACGCATCTTAAGGTCAAAGTTAGCGCCATTAGCATTAGCATCGTTACCGATGTCAATGCAGTTATAGCCGTTGGAGATCCGAATATTATTCAGACGCGGCATATAACACTGCTCGATGTGAATAGACGTGTCCGTGTGGGACGTAGGATGCTGAATCTCTAAGTCCGCAATCTCAACGCACGATGCGTTAACCATGTTTAGGACTGTCGAGATGCCCGCCGACGGTTTAAGGATTGTAGCCCCATGCCCCTGGCCCTTAAACTGAATAGAGGTAGTGCTTGTAAAGTTTAGCGTACTGGTGATTTTGTACGTGCCCGCAGGCAAAAACACTGTAGAGGTCGCGGGAGACGCCCCTGCCGCAGTGATTGCGCTTTGGATAGCAGCCGTGTCGTCGCTAATTCCGTTACCCGTAGCGCCGTAGTAGGTTACATTAGCGGCAGGCTGAAGAGCACTAAGAACGTTTCCGTAGTATTCTGGAGCGGGCATCGCTCTACCTTACGGAACCGCGTCTACGGTGAGCGTTACCTGCGTGGTCGGAGTGCCAATCGTAGTTAGGACAGCGCGGAAGGCGAGCCAGGAGTTTCCGGCGACAAACGTCGGGTTGGTTGCGGTGAGAGGATTAGCAACGCCGCCCTCGCCCCCTTGCTGAGAGGGCCCGGGGCAAACGACCCAGGCACTGGCGGGGAGTGTAGGAGCCGTGCCCTGCCACTGGGGCAGGTAGGGGTTAGGGTTAAGGTTGTAGCGCCACAGGTCGTAGGCGCGCTTGTCTGCGGTAGCGTAGATCGTAACAGAGTACGCGTCAGAGCCGGAGAACATGAACGTGAACTTCGTGAAGTTCATGGCATCGTTCATAATCATGCCGGTGTCATTGACGCCAATAGTGCCATAGCCCGCAAGCGGGTTTGCCACTGCCGTAGCTGCTGGTGTAAGCACCAGCAGGTTACGGAATACTCTATTTAGACCTGCGCCACTAGACACAGGCTACCACTCAATGCCGGGCTGAACCAGGACGTCGGTGTAGTAGGGGGCCTCGCCGCGAGTAAACACGGGCAGGATTGCCATGCGAACCGAGAGGTTTGAGATCGAACCCGTGGATGCCGTGGTTACAGCACGGAGCGTCAGGACTGCGCCTGCCGGGATTACCGCATCATAGTAGGTAGGGACGAAGCGCCAAACGCCCCCACCACCGGTCGTCGGCGTAGCCAGGGCTGGCTGCCCAGTCGTAGTCGCTACGCCGACACCTGCGGTAGCAGTCAGGGCCTGGTCGGCCGAGAACAGCGCCTGTCCAGCGGTTGCGAAGTTAGTCGGGTAGCCAAGGCCGCCGAGCACTGCCGGGTTGGACGAGGACTGAGGAACGTTGATGCCAACCGTAGTCGTGGACTGCGGGTCGAACGAGTTGTCGGTCGGAATCGTCGTGCCTTGCGTGTAAGCGCCCGTACCGACGACGAGGTTGAACTTGTCCGTGCCGGCAAGGGAGTCTAGGGCAGTGCAGAATACACTGACGATAGCTACTTTGTAAGCGAAGGGCTGTACAACGTACCCTTGGACCACCGTATTGGCAACGCCCGCCCCCAAAGTTGCGACCAGGGGGAAGCCCGTCTCCGACAGCGCGTCGAAGGTGAAGGCTCGGGGGTTGCGGTCGATCGTAGTTTTAACGATAGGCATGTGCTAACCCCCTAAGCGCCCTGAGACCCTACAACCCCTCGCCAGCCGATCCAGCCGTATGCAGAGCGGTAGCTGGTCTTGATGTTGAAGTTCGAGGTCTGCGGGTCCATCCAGGTCGAGACCCGGTTTTCCCACTTGTGGGCAACGAACAGCGAGTGCGAGTCGCCTTCAATATCACCCGGGTTCGCGGAGATCATCCAGAACAGCGGGTTGGTGAAGTACCGGACAACCTTGAGCTTAACAGTGTTATGCTCGACGTTGATCGTGTTGTTGTTCGTGTAGGGGGCGTACGGAGACCCGAGGATTTCCTCGGCAGTCTTCGCAAGCTGCGGACCGCAAAGCAGCCAAACCGGGGTCCGGCGAGCCGGGAGTCCGCGGTCGGAAAGCAGCGTCTCGAAGAGGATGTAGGCTTGCTGCAGCGCTTCCGGCGTCAGCTGGGTGGCACCCAGCGAGTTCGAGAAGGTCTGACCGATAGCCGACACGACACCGGTCGGGGTAGCAATCGGAGCAAGGGGGTGGGCCGCCGAGAAGAGCGACTGGCCGTCAGTACCGACAACGGTACCGTTGAAGCCGAAGTTAATCGTGTTCCAGAACGTCAGGTCCTTGGACTGCTGTTCCGAGTCGGCCAACATCGCCGGCAGCTTAGCCATCAAGTTGATGGGGTCTTCAAGCTGAGCCTCTTCCGTAACCATCGCAGCGAGGGCATACGTGAAGTAGTTGGTCGTATACGGGATCAGCTCGAACGGCTGGTCGTAGACAGGCGCAGTGCCTTCGTCCTTGAACCGGAGCGTCGAGAGTTCAGCAATCGGGAGCCACGAAGCGAACGAGCGCTTGGGGTCCGTCTTGATGACGTTGAAGTACGACTGGTAGAGGGGCGGTACCTTAACCGCCCGGTTGGTGAACGCCGCCTCAAGGACTTTTTGTGCGGCTTGGGGAGTAGTCTTAGTGGTGATTAAAGCAGACATTAGAGGACACCCGCATTAAACTGGACTCGGACGCGAGCGCCGATGTCCCCGACATTGCCCTGAATCGAGGGCACGCCGGGAGAAGCTTGTAGGATATTTAGCACCTTATTGGACTGAGAGGTATCTGCAACCCAGAAGCCCGTAATCGGGTCCAGGTAAAGGCCGGCGGTGGCATTGCCGAAGACCGGCTGATACAGCGGCTGCCGCAAGCTCATCTCAAGCGTAGTACCGTAGCTGAGCTTGATGACCGGAATCATAAAGATTTCGGCCGGCTCAAGAGGCGGATAAGAGTTAGTCGCGCCGAGCGGCGACTGCTCGTTAACCGAGAACGACCCACCCGGACCGCTGTAGTACACGGCGGCCGAGGAGTTGATAGCCATGCCGGCGATGTTCGTGTTCATGTTCGTCGAACCACGATTGACGCCGATGTTGTTAGCCAGGGGGACCGTTACCGTATAGGCCGTCCCGAGAGCAGTCGGGGCTGTATACGTGTTTTGCAGGACTTCTTGCTGGGGCAGAACGCTCGTGTAGACCTGGTAGTTCGTTGCGCCCGAGGGTGCGCCAGTAGCCGAGACTGTGACGGTCGGCTTGTAGCCTGCAGGGACCGAGTAGATGAACTCCTGAGAGGGTGCCGATTCAGTCGTACCGGCCGAATTGGCGTAAGTAAAGACGTAAAAATACGTCTGGGCCGCAGCACCGGCTGAGGCAGTCGTTGAGAAGGTGACTGCGGAAGCCGTGGGGCCTGCAACACCTGCAAGAGCACCGGTACCCCCCGACGTGGTAGCCGGAGGGGCTTGGATCGTGCCCGTAGTGATAAGCTGAAGAAGGTCGCCACGCCGAAAAGCTGCTAGCTGTGCGGGGACGTACGTCTGTACAATCGGGGACGTAAACCCGGCGTTGCCCACATAATTGGGCTCTACGAAGGCTAGAGTTGCCACGGGCGAGTCTCAAGAGTCAAGGTCATCTTGAGGCCAGTCTACCATGACTGCTATATAAAAGTAAAGGACCTCCCTTGAAGGAGGTCCTTCGGGCCCCGGCCCACTGGACTTATTTGATGTTGAACTTACCCTGGTAAGCGCCGCCGGACTCTTGATTCACCTTGGCGGCGAACTCAGGAGCCTGCTGAGCAACGCGGCTCATGGCAAGCTGTTCAGGGGCTTCGTAAATCTTCTTGACCCACTTAGCCGACATCTCAAAGAGGGCTAGGGACTCGTACGTAACGACGGGATCGCCGGAGGGGAGGACGTCCTCGAACAGCTCGGCGTTGGGGTTGGTCGTGTCGATCTCGTCCATATTGACCGGGCGCAGGATGCCGGCTCGAATCCAGGCGCTGGTCTGCCGGTCCATACGCTTCTTCCAAACGTACTTGCAGCCGGGCTTGGTCTCTTTAAGGATAGTAGCCGGGTCCCCGAGCGGCCCCGTAAAGTTCATGCCCTGGAAGTGCGGCTCGACGGCAGGCTGATAAGTCATCCGAACGCCGTTCGGCAGGGGCACTTTACGGCCTGGATCGCGCTTCGCGATCTGCTCTTCAATAAGGGCCTGGCGGACTGCATCCGCCTCATCAACGGGAGGGCGACGGGGCATTATTGTTCTTCCTCAAGCTCTTTGTCGATTTGGGCCATCTGCTCTTCGCTCAAGCCCGAAGCTGCGGCTAGCGCCGCCAGGAAGGGGTTAGCCATCGACCCCTTCTTAGGCGGAGTAGTCCCTCCGCCGCTTCCCCCTGCGTTAGGCGGCGGGTCAGCCTGCTTGCTCACCGCAGCCTTGCGAAACACGGTTGCGGCGGCGCTGTTCCAGCGGAGTTCTAATGTACGCATGCGCGTAGCGGGGTCCATCTGGATTAGCGTAGGCAGGCCCACATCTCGAAGTTCGGCGTCGAAGAGGGGCAGGATTTGCCGGTAAAGGGGGTCCTCAGCAGCTTTTCGGCCCTTGAAGTTTTGCACTACGAGGTCGGCGGTCGTACCTAATAGCGGCTGGGCATCGGCCATAACTTCCCTTCGGGCTTGGTCCATGGCTATGCGAGTGAGCGCCGCAATAGTTTCCGCGGGCTTCATACGCATTTGATTGTCCAGCTCCTCCATTTGCTGAGGGGTCAGCTGGGGGGCCGATTGCTGCTGAGAACTTTGTGGGGCTGCCTGGGGCACACGCCCTTCGAGGGCAGCCTGAATCGCGTAAATCCGGGAGGGGTCCTGCTCAAGGGCATCTGCGATGCTAGAGAGCGGTCCGAACCTCGCGGCTACAGCCTTAAGCCGTTCAATCTCCTCTTTGGAGATGTCGGGCTGGGCTTGGGTCTGGGTAGTGTCTTGAACTTCGTCGGCCATTAGCTAAACATAGCCTCCACTTTATCGGGGATGGCAACGTCACTTGCCTGGTAAATCTGTCGTAGGAGCTGCTTCACTGCTATGATTGCTTTGACTTCTTCTGTAAGCGTTTCTGTTCCGCTGATAGCCAGCGTAAGTATGCGTTGGCGTCTTGTCCGAACGTAATCGGCGGTGATTCGTAGGACTTGGTTCCATCCATCGGAATCAAGGGTTTGGTTGAGTTCTTCTTTTTCATCGACGGTGGCTCGCTTCACTGGGCATTACTTCGGGGCCATTGGAGGAACTCCTCCTTGGTGCGGCTTGCCGTGGTGAGGCTGCTGTCCCCCTCCTGGGGGCTTGCCTCCCCCAAGCATCATGCCGATCTTTTGGGCTGCCATCATCTGCTGTTGCTGCTGCTCGGCCTCCTGCTGGCGCTTCTCAGCGTCTTCCTCGGTGCCGATCAGTTCGATGGCTCCGGGCAGGTTAAAGCTATCCGTGATAAGCTTGACGAGGTTGTATTGCTTGACCTGGTCCTGGGCGATAAACGGGACTTGCATGAGCAGCTCAAAGAGCGCAAGGTTCTCCTGCCGGCGGGTAGCGACATCCACAGGATCGGCTGAGCCGGAGATATCGAGCTGGTAGTCTTTGGCGAGGACTTCTCGGGGGAGGGTGAACTTTTCCCCGGTAGCCTGATCCGCGAAGTCTGGGTCATTGTCCAAGTATTGGAGCTTGAGGTGGTGAACCCTGTTAAGGATAGCCCGGCACACAATCCGCAGCCGCATGGCGATAAGGTCGTTGCGGGTGGTTGTCGAGGCCGCCATCTGCTTCATCTCGGTAGCAGTACGGCGTCCCGACGACTGCCCGCCCATGATCGGCTGGCTTACGCCCGTCAGCTCGTTTGTGTAGGAGTGCAGGAGCTGTTCGTTCTGGAAGTGCTCAAGGGGTACAGCGGGGACCTCAAAGAACTTGATGGAGTCCGTGATGCTAGTAACCGGCCAGCGCTGGGCGGGTCCCCACTGCTGCTCGTTGTCCTCAACGTCTTCGTTGACGTTGTAGAGGATGGGCGGGGAAAGGATCAGGTCAAAGAGGTTGTTGCGCCCGTTCCACATGGCGTTGGTCTCTGCCTGGATGCCTGCTAGGCGTTCAGGGAGGGCGAAGCCAAGGGGGGAATCGGGGCGGGGGTACGGACAGAAGGTGTAGTATGGCCGCCCAGGTTCGACACTTTCCTCGGGCATCCAGCCAAGCATGCGCTGGGATAGCTCGTGAAGCCAAAAAATATTCTCCTCCACTTCGCCGTCTTGGTCCATGTCGTACTGCCGGGAGTGAATCTCCCAGACTTTCATCGGACCGCGATTGGCGAAGAACTTAGAGGTCTGCGCGCCCTGGGCAATGCCGGGCTGGACCTGGTCGCCCGCGGTCTTGTCGTACGTCCCTTGACGGTCGGAGGTGACTTCACTGGTGCCGTACTGGTCGTAGTACAACGCTTTCTCGACTTCTTCTGCCGAGAAACGAAGGCTAGAGTTCGGGTCCTTAGCTGCCTCCACCATAGCCATCAGCTCTGACTCGTAGAGCCAGTGGGCTTCGGCGACGGCTACAGCGTCGTCTACGGAGGGTGCTTCGGCCGGGATGAAGACGAAGTCCTTGAGCATGACGGGCTTAAGCTCAACGTCGTTGTACTCCATCTCTTCGACGTCCTGAACCTTGCGCTGCATCTTGGGGCGGCCGGTGTTCATGTCGATCACTGGCACACCGTCCTCATCGGTGGCCGGCTCGAAGCTTACAGCCTTCCTGCGCTTCTTAGTCTTGCGCCACTTGACCGCCATGATCGCGGTCCCGTCACGGAAGGCTAGATGCAGCCACCGTAGGTACTGCTCGTACCAGGTGGTAGTCCCCCGCTGGCGGACCAGCTCCGCATTGTAATACCGCTCGACATCGTGGGCGGTCTTGGCGGCGTCTGGGGTATTGCCCGTAACGATGTAGAATCGGGGGACAAAGACCTTGCCGATGATGTAGGCGACGGCCGTGTCGAGCTGGGCGGGGATGACGGGGATGAAGACGTTTGAGGCGTTCTCCCAGGGCCAGTTATTCTGGGTGACCCGCATCTCATAGAGGTCGGTCCAGTCCTGGAGGTTCTGCTCAAGGGTAGCCCGCTCAGAGAGCGTCCCGTTGATGCCTTGCCAAAGGTCGTTGGATATGAGCCCCCACTCGTCGGGGCTGAGGTGCTTCTTGGCGTTAGTAGTGTAAGAAACTAGGGCCCCTGATGGGGCCTGTGTCGTTGATTTAGTTAACGGTTTCTTACGAGGCATGGGAGGCTAGCCCTCCCTTTCTACTTTTTGCGGCCTTTACCTGCTTTGGTAAAGGGGCCGCGATTGCCCAAGTCGTACGCGTTGGGGTTGTTGCCTAGCTGACCCCGGTCCACATGGCCGCTAACCTGGGGTTTGACCCCGCCCTTGCCGCCCTTGTAGGGGCCCAAGTGCATAGCAGCCTGGGGCGACCGGCCGCATGCCTTGCCGTGGCAAAGTGCGCCTTTGAAACTGAGTTTGTCTGATCCACTAGCCATTCTTTTTACCCTTGGGGTCCTTCGGCTTTTTGCCCTTTTGCCCCATCATCGCGCCCAGGCCCTTGGCGATTCCGCCCTTGCCCTTCATCTTGCCTTTCATCTTCATGCCCTCCGGGGGCTTTTTCGGCTTTTTCATTGTCCCATGGTCTCCCGCAGAAGGCCAAAGCCCGAGCGCCGCTGCTCGTGGATGGGAGCGCCACCGGAACCCTGGTCCATGTGGTTTGCTAGGCCCGTCTTTAGGGCGTGGCCGCCAAAGTCACCCTGGCTCATAGCGGATGCGAGGGAACGGGGTTTCGTAGTCCCTCCACGCTTTTTGTCTTTGAAGTAGGCCTCTTGCATAGTGACACTATACACCATGGCGGTACGTTTGGGAAGATAGACCGACGTTGGAGACTACTCGTCGAGAGGAAGAAGGCGGTCCACCGGGCCCCCAAGAGTCTCGCTCCTCGTCTCGCTCGGCTCTCTCCAGGGCTCGTTCAACCTGTTCGGCACGGGTTTGTTCCTTGCAGCGGCGGACAAACACGCGTTGCATTGCCAGGGCGTCGAGAACGTCATCATGTCCACCCGCTGTGGGGTAGGTATCCATTTGCGCGAGCAGGTCTCGCACGTAAGCACCCCGTCGGAAGACGATACCGCCGGCATCAAAAATAGGCTGGAGTGCTTCGATTCGCTGGTCTTTTCCACGGACACCTCGTTTCTCGTCTTGTAGGGCAGAGTAAGACTGGATGTTACCCTTTAAGCCGTAATCCCGCAACATGACCTGGATACGGGCCACAAACTCGGGGTCAGCCTGGCCGGTCTCGATGCCGATGACCTCTGGCTGGTAGACGCGGATAAGGTCGGTGACGACCTTGGCAGCCTCGGAGGGGACCCGCCGGAAGGCCTCAGCCCAGAGAATATACCACTTGGCGTTGGCGTCGCAGCCCACAACCACAACGCCCGTGAAGTCGCTCTTGGGCCCAGCCGTAGGGGCTGGGTCGATCGTCATGGTGACATAGAGAGGGATGTATTCCCCCTCTGCTGTCTCCAGGTGGGGTGCGGGGGTACGGTAAAATTTGGCGTCGATGTAGGTGATGTAGTGCTTGGGGAAGAGCTTGGTGCCTTCTTCGTAGGGCTGGTTGTAGTACCAGCTTGAGAAGAGCATCATGTTCGTCCGAAGCGCCCGCTTTTGGTTTTCGATGAACTCAGGGGTCAGGACGTCGGGGAAGAAGAGGCCGTCGGGGCCGTCGTAGACCGAGCGGATGTAGCGGGTCCACTGCCGTAGGTTGCGGGGCTCCCGGTTCTCGCGCAGGGCAAGGTTGTTCTCTTCCTCCTGCATGGCGTCGTCCTCGTCCATGATCCAGCCGTAGACATCATTGTAAGACCAGCGGGTGCCGCAGAGGACCATGGTACCGTGAGGTGGAAGGATAGGGAAGAACGATTGGACTAGCGTACGGGACCGCTCAAGGGTAGACTGGCTACGGTAGTTGAGGTCGTTAACTAAGTCGTCGAGGATAACAACATCAGGATGGAAACCGGTCTTGGAGATGCCGATACCCGTAGTGTCGATTGTCGGCTCTTGAAACGGCTCAGTGCGGGTCCCAACGGTTATTGCTTCCTCGCTCCAGATAAGCGCCCCCTCGCTGAGGTCCCCCCATGTGTCCTTGATGACTGCGTTGGTCTGCAGTATCTGCTTAACCTTAAAGAGCACAGTCTTCGCGTCGTCGTGGGTTGCTCGGCCGAAGGCGATACGAATGTTTGGGTATTTAAGGACGAGGTAGCACATCGCAGCGGCGAGGATGCTCGTTTTGTAGCTGTGGCGAGGAGCCAGCCACACGCCTTTATGCTGAGTTTTCCGGCGGGCAAAAAACTCAGGCTCTATGATGTCCTGAAGGGAGTCGCACATCTCGCGGTGGGGCTGCTCCCGGAAATCCGGCAGCGACCGGGTGTCGCGACAGAAGACGGCGAGGCTGGAGAGTAGGTACTCTTTACTCTTGGCCTTCAGCCAGCTTTGCGTCGATGACATCGCTTCTACCTCCCGCAAGCGCCCGGATGGTCTCAGTACCGAACTGGCCTCTGAGCATCTCGATATAGACGCGGGCCTGGTCTAGGGTGGGCTTCTCTTCTTCCTTGTCGGTCAGCTCTTTGCGGGCTGCAATGAAGCCTCGCTTGGTGCGCTCGACTCGTTCCTGGACATCCTCGTCCGATACCATCTTCATAAAGGACAGAGCGGACCGAACGGCCTCGCCTTTCTCTTTTATGCTGGCGTCTTCGCCTTGGACGGCGAGGAGCATCTCTTCGATGACTGCTGTAGTACGTGCCGTAATTCGCGCTGAAGCCTGGCGATTCGACCGATAGCGTAACCGATCGAGTAGAGCTTGAACGGCGTCGTGCTTCCAGCAGGCTGCTGCTCCGCTTCTAGCTGTTTCAGAGTCAGGCTGCACTCGTGCAGCGATTGAATAAGCCTCGACAATAGTACTTCCTGACTGAGGTCGGGCTTGCATGATTGTGAGGTAATCGAGGGCGCAGACGAATCGGGCGAGGAGTTCGTCGCCTCCATAAATAGTGCTAAACTCGGATCGATCTTCTTCGGGAAGTCGTCTCCACCATCGGATGAAGGACTCGTCTGGGAGGTCCCATCGGGCTCCGGCTTCACTTCGCAGCAGGTCGCCGTCAGTATCTCCAAGCGGCTGGACATCAAGCGCTCTCATAGAGCGATATCAAAGCTTCTAAAAGCTCGGAGGGAACAATCATGGCATCCCCCGTGTCCGCACCCTCGTAGGAGATGGTGCTCAACCCCGGAGCAGGCTTATCCATGTGAACCATTAGGGAGCCCCCCTCCTCGGAGAATACAAATACTCCCGAAGACTGGATGCTAATGGCGGCCCTTGTTTCTCTTCTTGCGGTTTGACATCTTCCGCATCTTCGCCTCGGGGGAAGGTTTTTCCTTTTTTGACTGGCCCGACTGCTTGAGGCCGATGGCGACCTCCTGCTTGTGGGTGCGGTCTTTGTGGTGAGGACCTTCCTTAAGGTCCTTCATAGTCTCCCCCATAGCCTTTTTCTTCTTGGCTTTGGGGGCTTTCTTGCTGAGCTGGGGAGGCAGAGGCATTAGAGGTGGACTCCTAGGATGGGGAGGAAGCGCTGGACCAAGTACAGGAGCAGCAGTAGGGACACAACAACAATGACCGCACGCTTGACGTTAGGGTCCATTGGGATTACGTTGAGTACACAGAAAATCACCGTAGCGACGATCGCTATGACGATTAGGGTGACGAGTAGGGATTCGAGCATGCTCTCAGTATACCTTACGTCGCATAATTCTTACGCTTCCGCTTTGGGGGCTTCTTGCGAGTGACCTTCTCGTTGCCCTCAAGCCGGCGTAGGTTGGAGCTAGCCTTTGGCCCATCCTCGTAGGGCTCGCCCTCACGGTTCTGATACTTCTTGACGTGCTTGCCGGTGATCCGGGCTTTGCCGGAGGAGTTATATTGGTAGTCCTCACGCTCGTGCGGGCGGGCCTTGCGAATCTTATCCCCAGCCGAATGGGCAGGGCGCAGGGTAGCCGTACGGGACGGGGAGCCGCCCTCCTTAGTCTTGAACTTAGGCTTGGGGGGTTCGGGCTTCTTAGGCTTCTTAGCAGCCTGGTTCTTCTTGACGCGCTCCTTGACCCGGTCAGCCGCAGCCTTTTTCTCCGGGTCTAACCCTTTGGTCTCCTTGCCGTTCTTAGTTACCTTGACTTCCTTGAGGGCCTTATCGACCTTATCCTTAATCTGGGCCTTACCCTTGGCCGACTCCAGGTGAGCCTTGACCTGCTTGTCGATGTGGTCGGCAACCTGCTTCTGATCGAACGGGTTGAAGTCTTTAGGGAGCCCCTGCTCGCGCTTCATCTTGTCCGCTTGAGACTCTTTGGGAACCCTAGTAGTCTTAGCGCCCTTCATTTTGCCCTGAACGGCAGCAGCCTCATTGTCCCCAGGGCGGACATTGCTTTCTTTATAAGCCTTAGAGGCAGAGACTTTGCGGGTAGAGGTGGCTTTTATCTTAGCCGCTTTCACTATTCTACCAGCTTCTTTGAGGGCCTGCTTCTGTGCCACCCCCTCCCCTTTAGGGATAGGGGGCATCTCAGTCTTGGGCTTTTCTTTTGGTGCCTCCTGAGACTTCGATTTGCGCTTGCGCTGGGGCTTAGGCGGGGGCTCGGCCTTGGGCTCTTCCTTAGGCTTTACCTGGATGTCCTTGTTGGCCGGAGTGCGGGCCTGGCCGCGCGTGATTTCCTTAGCGCCCTTGACAACCCTGCCCTTGCGGGGGGCCTGGGGTTTATCAACCCCAGGCTTGGCGGGGGTCTCGTAAGCTTTCTTCAGGCGCTCCTGCTCAGCCCGTTCGGCATTAGCCTTGTCGAACGTGGCTTGGCGAGCTACTTGCTCTTTGGTAAGGTTGTAAGGGACTGTTTGACCAGCAGCCTCATGCTCAGCCTTTGCATCAATGAAACCCTTGAGCATCTGCCCAAGGCCGGTTGCCCCGTCGAGGGCTTTGGAGACGATCGGCTTAACAGCCCTCTCCCCTACAGCCGCTGCTACGTCGCCCGCTGCCCCCACTCCGGGGCCGCCCATAATCGTTAGGGCTAGGCCAAGGGGGTCGTTATACTGCTCGGGGTCTTCCCGATTGCCCGTCTCAACGCCGTAAGTACGGCCCGCCTCCTCGCTTTGGTGGGAGATTGGGCGCATGCCTGGACGAGAAGCTGCCTCTTGAGACACTTGGCGTCCCTTGTCGGGCAGCTTCGAGTAAATCTTATCCCGCTCGGCAGCGGCCTGCTTATTACCCCCAGCAGCCAGCGCTTCGTCTTTAATGCGCTGGCTGCGGTAGTAGTCTTTTACCCTGGGATCGTTAGGGTCTTGGGGCACGAGAGACCAGGGGTGGGTGCCCAGTTGGGCGGGTTGTCACTGGAGCACCCCATACAAAAGCCGCACTTTGGGCATTTGTCGAGACCGCTTCTTCCGACCATGTACCCGCAGCGGTCACACATTTGGCTTCACCGTCGCGGCCACGACCGCAGTCGTGTCGTTCGGGATATGAGACACCTGCATACCAGCGCTAGGCGAGGGGGAGCCGATGACTCGTAGGATTTGGGCTGCAACAGCCGACACCACCCCCAGGGCTCCGAGAATTGTCGGGGCGTAACCCCCGGCAACCGTGGTCAGAGACTTGGCGAAGGAGGCGTCCGTGGCTAGTGCTGAAAGCCCCGCCAGGGTCAGCAGGACCGCAATGAGGTCCTTCTGATTCATTAAGACACCTTGGCAATCGAGATCGTGCCCAGAGTGATCGTAAGCTTGTGCGTACCGACCGTCAGGTCGATCGGGGGCACAGGAATAGACACCGGGAAGGGCACGAGGCCTAGGAGAAAATTAAGGACGGATTCAAAGTTCATGGGCTTAGATTGTACCTCTGGGGAGTTAGGAAGGCAAGTGCCCTGCGACGAGGGCGTGGTAATTGGCGAGGACTCCCTCACCGTAGGGGACGCCGTTTTGGCGGGTGGTGTAGGCGTCGACGTCTCCGTCTTCGTGCCATTGGGAAGCTTGGTCCCAGCCGGCGTTGAAGCTGGCTGCTGCGCACTTGACGAGGTCGTCGCCGCTAAGGTTAAAGATGGAGTGCCACCTGTAAAGGTCGGGCTTAAAGTAAACGTGAGCGGCTGCCAAAGCGTTGGTGAATGGATCGGACCAGTCGCTAGGGACGTACGAGGTGAGCTGGAAGATGCCGTGACCGCCGTCTTTCGAGACGGTGCACGTCGGGCTAGTCCCGTACGTTGCAAGAATCCAGCTAGCTGAGCCGAGAGTTTCACGCCAGGCTACCCCGCCTGCGAAGCAGGGTGGGATGTCGTACTCGCTGCAGGCTTTCTCGATTTCCGCTTTGTAGGGGAAGGCGTCGGGGAGGGGGGCTCCGCTGATTCCGTAGAGCATTCTTTCTCCTGATTTAGCTTGTTGTAAACTGCCTGGGCGACGGCTTCGATGAACTCTGGGCGCGCCATAGCTACGGCTACTAGGGGCAGACTGATGCGGTTACCGTACTCGTCTGTGACAGTAATACCCGCCATACGGGCATCTCCTGGGACTAGGCTTTCCCCTCCGGGCAGTCCGGGGGGACCTGGGACAATGATTCTACTCGATGACATAGTTCTCCTTTATCTTTTGTGCTTCTTCCTCGTAGCCCTCGAGGATGCCTGCAACGGCTTTGGTTGAGAGGACGTGCAGCGCGGTGCCGTCGGCGGTCTTCGCTGTCTCGAAGGTGTGGGGCCGGAAGATGACGACTCCGAGATCATCGCTATGAGCAAGAGTTGGAGGAAGACGATCGTCGTAATCAACGTAAAGACCACTGCGACTAAAGCCTTCTCCCCGAAAGGGGCGAACGAAGAGGGTGTTCGGATGGTAGGGTTGCCAGGGCATTACTTGTACTTCATCTTGTAGCCGCCCATTACACGCAGAGGCGAACGGATAAGGGCTTTGGGGATATACATGACGCCTCCTAGGGCTTCTCTAGCGTTCGAGACGCGGTCGTCGTCGGTCGCTAGAAGGACTGCGTGTTCGTTTTCGCCGACGTAATAGCCTACCGTGCGCCGGATCATTGGCGAATAAGACGCGAGGGCTTCCTCAACGGTATTGAATTGGGAGGACGCGTTTGCGTAGCAGTCCTCCCACTCCGCCACGACGATCGTGAACGGCTCTATGACGGGGGCCTTAGGCTTGCGGGTCATGCTTGACGCTCGGGTCTGGATTCCCAGGCTCCGCAGGATTGGCACTGAACTCTAACACGAGGTCCCAACAGAGCGGTAAGAGCCACTCCGCGGCGTTGCACGTGGGTCGATCCACAAGATCGACACGGGCCACAACCGCGGACACGTGGATGTGTACGAACAAGCGGCCGCAGGCGTGTGTACGCTTCTTCAAGGATAAGGACGTCTGCCCTACAATGTTTGATGACATACTTGATTGCGCTCGGCTTTCCGACTTGGGCTTGTCGCCAAATCTTTCCCTCAACCGGGGTCTTCTCGTTCGAGAGGCTTAGGTGATATCCAACGTTCTGTAGCGACTTTCGAGAAAGGGCCAGGTTGGCTTTAACCGTAAAGTAAAGATCGACGTGGGGGGTGTTAGGGAGAATCCCCAGCTGATACTCAAGCAGTTTGGCGTTGAGGAATTTGTTGTCGAAACCTTTACCGAAGTACGAGACCACCATATCGGCCTCTTCATAAACCCGAAGAAAGTCGGCCACAAGAGAGCTATCGTCAGTGACATCGCTTTCCCATCCTTCGTAGTCCATAATCGAAGGGACGTAAACACGGGGCTTTCCATACCATTTGTATCCTATGCAGAGCATGTTACCGAAGTCTGCCTTCAGGTTCGTGGTCTCAATGTCGAACAGGAGAATCTTCGCGTCTCCGTTAGGCCAGGGCATCTGAGTCTTCTTCCTCTAGCGGGATGTCTGGGCCGTCGCTAGGACTTGGGGCGGGGGCTGGGGGGTTAGGCCGGGTGCCGCCGAAGGGGAGAAGCGCGCCTGCTGGGATATCACCCATAGATTCTATCATACTTGTCAGCGCTTCGGCTTCCTCATCGGCCTCGGGGAGGGGCTCCAGCTCCCTGGGAGGGGCCGGCGAGGGTGGGGCTTGACGCCGTGCCCGCTCCGCGAGTAGGTCGAGGGCGCTCTTCGCCCGGCGGATGGGTGGTGAGCCAGCGCCTGGCACCTGCTGAAGGGGAGTGCGAGGGGCGAAGCTCCCCGGCCGTAGCTCGGCAAAGTCGTTGTACTTCCTGGCTCCGTCCGAGAGGCACTGCCGAGCGACCTCAGAGACCGGCGCATGCCACTCCTCAGCAAGCTCGATGAGCGCCTCGTAGAGGGGGACCGGGATACGCAGGGTCAGCGAGATGACGGACTTGCTCTTCTGGGCAACCTTCTTAGCTCGATCCTGCAGCTTCTGTATATACGAGATCGTGATGGGCGTCTTCGGGGGCCGGTCCAGGTTCACTTTAGACTTAGGCATCCTGGTCTCCTCGGGGCGGGGGCATGGTAAAGATCAGACTCTCCAAGTAGCCTGGGTAGCGTTCCTGGGGCTGAGGGAGGGGGCCGTACCGCTCATCCCCCGGGTCCGGGGTCGCGAGCAGCCACAGGCAGAGGATGTCCGCCACGAGCTGGTTCATCGACACCTCACGCTCGAAGGCACGACGGCGGACGGCCAGGTGGATCGTCGGCTCCAGCCGTAGGTTGAAACTGCGCTCGGGGCGAGCCAGGCCTTTTACGCGAGGCATGTCGGGGTCCCCGCTGCCTCGGCCAGGCGGTCATACTCGCGCAGGCCCAAGGCGATCACAAAGCGGCAGGCTGCGGCAAGGCTGACCTGCTCAATCCGGGCAAGCCGCCCAAGCGCTGCATACGCATCCCGGTCGAGCGTCGGCTGGACCTGCTTGCCCTTACTTCCTTTGACGCCTCTCATGCGGGTAGGGCACTAGGGAGAGTGGGGGCGGGGGCGGGGTCTTCCGAGTAGATTGCCACGATGTCTTTCTCGCGGATGATGACGAACGTCTCGCCGTCAATCTTGATCTCCGAGCCCGACCACTTCGTGAACACAACCCGATCGCCTACGCAGAGGCCTATCGTCTCCTCCCCCCAGAACGCCGAGCCGTGCACGTCGGGCCCAAGCGCAAGGATCGTGCCTTCGGTGTGGTCTTCGCCAACCGTATCGGGCAGAAGCACGCCGCCAGCGGACTGGGTTGCTTTGGGGGCTTGGCGAATCACTACGCGGTCGCCGTAAGGAATTAGATTCATGGCTTTCTCCTAGTCATCATCCTGGATGTTGATGGTTTCCCCGTAGGGATCGTTTACGATTTCGCTCTCCGAATCCCCCCAACCTTCCCATTCATCGAACTCATCCGTCGGTTTTTGGGGGGTATTGTTGGGGCCTGTCCAGAAAGCTTCACCGAAGTTTACATTTGACACACAGTAGCATTCTATCATGGGGCTTTGATATCCTTTTTGGGAAAAATATATCGCGTACAGACAGTAGAAACGGTGGTCGTATGGCACGCTTCCTTTTTTGGGGGCCTACCCTACCGGGGGCCTGCTTGGTTTTAGCCCCTCAAGGCTAGCTTGCAAATCGAAAGTTTTTACGATGCGAAAAACCACAATCCCTTGCGCTTGCCTTGCTCGGTCAACCACAACCGGTTGCGCTTGGTCTGAGGGGCGGTGGAAGCAAGCGGCGGCCTGGGTTGGGGTTGACGCCGGCCGGCCGGCCGTGCGAGAATCGGCCCACGCCGCAAACGGACGGCGCAGCATATTGCGGCTCCCGCGATACAGGGGGCAGAAAGAGATGCACAATCATGGCACTAAGCGCCAAAGCTAGCAAACTCTGCAAGGTCGTTGCGGGGTTGGACTTCGTGGATAACACCCGCTACGTGGCGGCTACTTGCCTCACGAAGCAAGACTTCTTCGCCTACGAAGGGGATGTCGTGCGCGACAAGGACGGCAACCCGCGCAAGGGCAAGTTTGGCAAGGTCGTGCGCGAACAGCCCTTCGCCGAGCTGTTCCGCGAGGCTGGGTTCAAGTGGGCCCTCGGCGCGTATCGCATCGCGGTCAAAAACGACGAGGATAAGGCGCTCTACCTGGCGCTCGCGGAGACCTACTGCGAGAAGTTCGCCGTCGCGGTCGAAAAGGGCATCGTGCCCGCCGAGAAGGCCAAGACCACCGAGAAGCCCCCGGTGGGCGCTCGGCTGGCGGCAATCGACGCCCTCCTGGCGGGGGCGTGATGGCAGGGGATGTGGGAGGGCTTCGGCCCTCCCTCGTCGCCTCTGACGCCCCCCTCGTCGATCGACCCGCCCCCCGGCGGGTTCCCTCGGCCCCCCTGCCGAGAACGGACCTACAGACGCTCTTGGATGCTGGCGTCCTGCCCGACCCCACACCAGGGGTGGCGGTGACCCCTCCGAGGGCGAATACGGCCTCTGAGAGGCGCGAGAAGGCACGTTCGCGTGCGGTCCGCGCCCTGGAGGCTCTCGATCAGCTTTTGGCTGTTGATAATGAGAAGTCATTATCAGTAGCGATCGACAACTAACGAATTAGTTTGCCGGCGGAGGGCTGCCGAACTACAAAAATGTCCTTATCCCAATAAGAACACAACACCATTGTTGGGTGTTAGAGAGGATGCACATGGGTTATTGGGTAGTCCTATTCAGAGTCTACCCCCTGGGTAGGGGGGATAACGAATGGACGTTCTACAACATCTACGAGAAGCAGCACCAAGCGTGGAACAGCGCTAACAGAGTCCTCAAAGAGGGCAAGTACATTGGTGTTGACGGGCTGGTACGCGGCGTGAGCGAAGCACGTGTGTGCGAGGTGAAGCATCACCTAGAGCGCGTGGTCACAGTCGAAGTTAAGGAGGATACACAGGATGGCAACTCGTAAACCGGCAGCCAAAAAGGCTGCAAAAGCACCGGTCAAGGCCAAAGCGAAGGCCAAGGAGATGTTCTTCGTGCTTACCTCGGAGTGCGGGGAATTAAACCAGCTCGAGCTTTCCGAGGAATACGGTCCCAACATGTTCTACATGCAAGCGGATGCCGAGAGCTTCGTGCAGCAATTCGCTGAGGACTACGGTCACAAGATGGCTTTCGTGGTCAAAGTCGTCTCGACGTTCAAGAAGCCGGATAGCCCGCTCGAAAAGTTCGAGGGCTACGATCCGTGAACCATCCCAATCCTAAGCTCGTCAACGATACAGCACTCGGTGTAGTGCTGTGCTTTCTCGTCCTAGCGTTGCTCTCCGTATTGGCGGCGATGTGATGGACTTTCTAGTGTTAGTCGCCATAACCGGGCTCCTGGTTTGGTGCTTTGAGCAAGCACTGCACACTGTCAATCACATCGAAGCAGCTCAAGAAGAGCAGGAGTAAAAATGAGCGTATTTGATTACTTCGCACGATTCATGCAGATGTGCGATGTGATAGTGCTGCGTGCTCCGTCCGACAAGCATCCCTATGGGAAGCTCTCGTTTTACAGAAGGTCGTTGATCTCGGAGAAATACTACGCAGTATCTCTCCTGGTTCCTAACGACTAAGCGCCAAAAGAGTAAGCGCAAACGTAGAGAGCGTTCTCCTGGCTGCTAACGGGAGTCCTAAGTTCTCCGGGCGCTTACTGCCTCACACCCCGTCGTGCATCCTGGGGTGTGAGGCTTTACCTTCGTGCGATGCACGCACGGACCATTGCCAAGTGTGGGCAGAGGAGGCAGTATGACCCTTTAACACGCACAAGGGAGACAATAAGGGCGTCCCGAAAAGGCTGCATGGGGGAGAAAACCCATGTGGCCTTTTTTTATGTCAGGAGGTGATGAAATGATCTTTGTATTCTGTCGCATCGCTGCTGTGGCAGCCTGGCTCACTGCTTTACTCAATCTCGCATGGTTTCTGTACGCTCACAGCGCAGAGAACCTGCTGATTATCCCTCTGCCCGTTCTCGCGGGCTGGCTCGCATGGAGCGTTGCCAATACCGGCGAAGCAGTCCATAAGGAGCTTGCACGGCTCGATAACGAGTTAGCAGAACTCATGAAGAGCCACAAATAGTGGCTGACTATAACTACAGAATCAGCGTTGGCTCTCAGGGCGCTACGGATTGCACGCTCGTACTTAAGCAGGTTCATCCTAGCGGCGAAGAAATAGATTCCAGAGAGTATCTCGTCGACTCGTTCTCTTGGAAGATGTGCAAACTGATAGCAAGGGAGCGGTACAACACCGGCAGAGGCGCAGTATTCTTCAAATATCCCCTTCCTCGGCAGCGCATCATCGACAGAGACTACATGCTGCTCGATGCGCTCTTCAACGACGGCCCTTGGGGGGATGTTATCTGTAGAGGAGACGAAGCATGAGTGACCACACCTACAAGTCCGGCGACCGCGTGCGCCTTCGCAAGCTCCCAGACGTTGAGGGAACGATTCGGTTTCCGTTTTGGCGCGACAAATACGCCTCGGTTACGTTTGACTTTTGTCCAGAATCAAGCAGTTGGTTGCCCCTGGACGCGATCGAGCCCGTGCCGTCTCCGACGTTCGATCCGGCAGACTTGCGCGAGGGCGACATTGTAGACGCTGAAGGTACGCCTAATGTGCGTGGATATACAATCAACCGCGTGTGGCGTCTCGACGAGAATGGCGACTATCGCCTCATCTTCCCGCCGCGTGAGGTGCAGCGATGAGTTTGAAGCCGTCGCCTTGGATGTGGGCTGGTCCCCATGATCTGCGGTTGGAGCCGTGCTTTCGCGCGTGGCTCATCGCTGGTGGGCTTATTTCTGTGGCTTGCCCACACTACGGGTTTCGGCTAGAGCCGCGAGGAGAGAAATGAGCATATACGAGTATTGGTCCCCCGTGGAGCTGGCAGCGTACGTGTGGTGGACTAGTAAGCGTCCTGTCGGGTGGTCTGAGGAAAATCACCTTAAGACCCCGGCAATCAACGTAAGCACTCCCAGCGAAGCGCATCTTGCACTAGCTGTAGCATACAAAGTGCAGAGGCCGCTCTCATGAGAAGGATTTGGCTTCTGATTAGTCAGAAGGTGTGCCCATACTGTGGGTACAAGAAGCATCCATCGGCGCTTTACGATAAGCCGCCAAGATGGCCCCACTACTGCGATGGAGTAAAGTGATGGATGAAGCGTATCTCAAAGAGCTTGGAGATGAGTTTGAGCAAGAGCTTAAGCACGAAAGGAGTAATACCGTGGCAGTTAAAGTAGATCGTCATGCCTACCTGATCGACGAGCTTACGACTATGGAGAACGAAACGGCGATGTGGGCTGCTATTGCGCTCAAAGCCGATGCAGATGAGCTGGAGAAGAAGGCTGCTGTCATTCGAGAGCTTGTGACTGCTGTCGAGAACCTCGTCGAGAAGAACAAAGCCCTTAAGGCTGAGCTTGAGGCGGCTTACAAAGAGATCGCTTCGACAGAGATCGGTTCGTGAGCGCAGACTGAACTTCGCATAGAGCGCACACGATGTGTGCGTTCGTTGAGGTGTTCAGCCTTATATCAAGGAGATAAGTCACAGTGACTGATGAACAGAGGAGCCGCGTACGCATGCTCATCGAGGCATTGCGTTCCGGCGAATACGAACAGACAAACGGATGGCTTCGCCAAGGAGATGGCTACTGCTGTCTAGGAGTAGCCTGCGACAAGAGCGGACTCTCGGAGTGGAAAATCGGGCCCCGTAACTACCGCTATGAGGGTATGTCTACCCAACTTCCAAAGACCGTGCAGGAGTGGTACGGGTTTGCCACCCCCAGCGGCCGCTGTATGGCGAACTTCCTCTCGCTAACGAGCCTAAATGACAGCGGCGCTTCTTTTAAGCAGATTGCCGACGTCATCGAACGAGAACTCAAAGATCCTAAAACCACAATGTTCGTGTAAGGAGCAAACTCGGTTCGTGAAGTTCACCATCACTATTGACGGGGCGTATGCGTACTGCCCCAAGGCCTCCAGCATCAATACTGCTGTGAAGCGGGCCCTAGACATGCACGATGCTAAGGCTCGTGAGCGTAAGTCGCAGGGGTTTCAATCGCCTCGCACTATCGCCGAGATGGCTCGCAAGCGCGGTGTTCGGGTCTACATAACGGCAGAAAGGGAAGTCAGTGCCAAAAGGCTGGATACAGTTAGCGGATAAGCAGCCTAAGGAGTGGCCTCCTAAGGGCGCTCTTAGGGTAGAGCGGATGCGCAAGGGTAAATGTGCGCAGCGTTGCTACTACATTCTCAATCCCGATGGTGTTGTAGCTACGATACATGCGTATTACGTTACCGGCGTACTGCCGAACGCGCAGCCTGTGCATCCGCTGGACGGCTATACGCCTCGTATACGTGCGTTTATCCGCCAATTCGGCCTGCGGTACAGATGGAGTCGCAACGTAAATCCCTGGAAGATGGGCGATGGATACCACGCAACGATGTTTGCAGCGCTGAACGACTTCCAGTTAACTGTCGTTGAGGACAGGAATAGACTGCGCAATATGGAGCTGGAGGCGCAGCGACATGACCAGCAGGTCCAGCGGATGCTGATTGACCCGCCTAATCCGGTGCCACCTCGAGGTTGGCAGGAGGTGCAGCCCGTCGGATGGGCTCCTGGAGTACAGGTTTACGTGCAGAACTACGTGCAGAACGTTGCACAAGGCGCTAACTACAACGGTATCCCTATCAACAACCCCGTTCCCCTTGTTGAAAACGGCCAAGTCCTCGGCGTTTGGGCTAGGCAGGCCATAGCTTATCGGGAAGCTATGAACCAAATTCGCAGATTTGTGGACGACGATCCGGACTACGATCCTCGATAACCCGAACCACCAATACGATTGAAAGGATAACTAGACATAATGAGTTGCAGCTATACGGCCTACCTCAAAGACGGTAGGGTCGAGAACTATCCCGACACGGTGTGTTACTCCCCGTGGTACTACAGCAACGACCAAGTCAAGACGTGGGACGTCTACATGCCCGTCAAAGACCAGCCGTGCTTCATGAATTCGTACTGCGAGGACAAACAAGTGCTTACACCGAGCGAGGTGCAGAAGTACCTCATGATGCTCCAGAAGATGGGCTTCGCGTTCACCTACGAGGACGTTGCGGAGCGTGAGGGACGTAACGGCAAGAAGGGTCCCGCCACGAAGATCACGCTTCATTCGGATCAAAACAGCCCGATCGGCACGCTGCTCGCTCTCAATGCTTTCCGGTACACCTGGGAAGCGCCGATGAGCGACCAAGTTCCGCAGGATTTGCTCAAGTGGGGTTCGCTCACCGATGCACCGCACGAACTGTTCAACAAGTTCACGTTGGCTCATCACCGCGCCGGCAATAAGGTTCAGAACATCCACTCGATCTATCAGCACTATCACGTGCTGTATCCGCTGACCGCCGACGAATTCGTCGAGAACGTCCTCAAGTTCGACAAGCGCGTCACGCACACCAACCAATCGCTGATTCACACGAAGCCGCCCGCTAAGGTTGCGCCCAAACTCGACAGGATGTTTGCGCTCATCGCTGCAGGCGAGATCGACGCTGCGCTCGAAGCGTATAACGCTTACCGGCCGAAATAGCGAAACGGGCCTTCGGGCCGTCGCCACCGTGCTGCAAGAGTTGGTGGCCTGAAAGAGCAGGCTTGCAGCGATATGGGGAACGACTTAGAGCGAGGAGGCCGCAGGTGGGCCAAAAGCCGTGTGTAAGCACCTTCCACCGCCGCCTCTGTACCCCTTACAGAAAGGAGAGTTATGGGCGCATATCACATCGGTGAGTTCGAGAAAGCTTTCTACAAAGTCCTTAGTAAGAAGGACTTCGACTTCATCGCCACGGGCGCTGCTGGGTTCAACAAGCCCAACAATCAGTTCAGTCTAGTCGTCAAGAGCACGCAACAGCCTTATGCAACCTTCGGGGCTCAAACGCTTCCTGGATGCTGTGGGGTGCTGCTCGTCGATCACGTTCGCGCCAAAGACCCGAAGAAGGTCCTGGCGTTGATCGTCAAGGCTGCATCACTCGCCAAATACGGAGTGGTGATGCACACCCAAATCGAAGGTACGGCGCTTGCGAACCAAGTGGAAAGCAAGCACGCTTTCGTCAACCCCAAGACCGGTAACCTCGTTGAGGTTCACGTCATCGACGTTCCGCCGCTCAAAATTAAGGCGGTCAAAGCCGTAGGCGGCGAATAATGCAGCCTGCGGTTCCACAACCCATCATAGCTCAACAGCCCGATGCCGTCATTGTGCGGCAGATGGCTGAGGAGTGCAACGACACCCTTGACTCAGCACAACAGGACAAAACGCTGAGGGGTCGGCTTTCAGTGACACTCGATCCATTGCTGCTTCCTACACAGGACATGGCGCTGGTTCGGTGCACTCGCAGTAAGACCGGGGCGCTCACGATAACAGTCAAAATCCTCAAAGTGAGATAACATGCTCCACAATTTACTGACACTGCTTATCGCATTAGGCTGCATAGCCGCAACCCCCGCCCTTTTGGGCGCGTGGCTTATGGGCATGGCTGCGATAAAAGTCGCCCTTCAGGAGGCGTTCCGATGAACAAAATCACAATCTCAAACCCCAAGATCGGCAGCGATGTCGAGTTCTTCGTGTGGGACACGAAGCGTGCCGAAGTCGTTTCGGCCGAGGGGTATATCGCAGGCACGAAGCAAGTGCCTACTCGCTTCGACGCGGCCAACCCTTGGTTCGCTACGCAGCTCGACAACGTGCTTGCGGAGGGTAACATTCCCCCCGCTTCGAGTGCTGCCGACTTCTCAGCGTACCTGACACGGCTTCGCGAACACATCGACAGCGTTCTGCCCGATGGGCTGCGCACCGCAGCGATGTCGGCAGCCACGCTTCGTAAGGAGTTTCTGGAGACCGAGAACGCGAAGAGTTTCGGCTGTTCTCCGTCGATCAACGCTTGGACGATGCAAGAGTCCACACTGCCGCCCCGGGCTGCGGATTCGCAAATACGCTCGGCAGGGTTTCACATTCACGTCGGCTACGACGATCCTTCCGAGGCCGTCAACAGGCACATAGCCCTGGCTATGGACGTTTTCGTTGGCGTGCCTTCGGTGCTGCTCGAAGATGCTTCGGCGCGTACTAGGCGGGCTTTCGGTTACGGTCGTGCCGGTGACTTTCGTCACCAGCCGCACGGCATGGAGTACCGAGTGTTACCGTCGTCGCTCTGCGGCTCTCCGAAGCTGATCGAGTGGACGTTCAACGCTACCAAGCGTGCGCTGCACGAGATCGAAGCGAATCACTATCGCGTCTACCGCGATTCGTCAGTCAATTCTTCGGTGATTCAGGACATCATCAACAACAGCAACGCAGACGCGGCCAAAAAAGTCGTCAGTGCTTTCCGTATTGCTCTGCCATGAGCTTCGATCGTACTTTGAGAGGCTACGGAGGAAACAAGTGGGCGGAATGACACAACACGAGTACGCAGCCAGCACGGCTGATGTGCTCGGGCACGACAAGTCTTTCGGTACGTCGCTTCGGTTTGGGGCTGAGGTTGAGACCGGATGGCATAGCGAGAAGGACCGGCTTAAGTTCTTCAAGGCGCTCGAAGCGGCAGGGCTCGACAAGATTGCGATGAGCAAGTTCGACCGCAGCATTTCGGGCGAGTACGGCGCTTGTTCCGAGATTGTGACTGCGCCTATGGTGCAGCATAAGCTGGTGGCTACGCTCTCGACGCTCGGCGACATTCTCGTCGAGATGTCCGACGTGTTCTTTGCTAAGAACTGCGGCGTACACGTTCATGCTTCGCTTGCGGCTATGCCCAATGAAGTTCAGTGGCGTGTCGCTACTGCTATCATGCAGAACCCCACAGCATGGAAGCTGTGGAAGGAGTACCGTGCGCAAGAGATGGCGAAGGGTAAGCTTGAGCCCATCGCCAATCTCAAGCCGACGCCTGAGATCGTTGCAGCATCCAAGCGTATCGACGAGTTCTGGACGCTGGTTGCTTTGCGGCAGCCTACGGGTCATTGCGCTCGCAGTCCGTACTCGACGTTTCAGTATCTCGAACGGTCCAAGGGTCAGCATGGGTGCGCCGTCATTTACGGCAATCACACGCCCACTATGGAGTTTCGGCTGTTCAAGACTCCGCGCAGCAAGACTGTGTTGGCGTCTTACGTCGAGGCTGTGGCCGCTCTCATTGCGTTCTCCGAGAACGCTAGCAGCGATTTGCTGATGGAGCCCGCCGAGATTGACAAGAAGGAGCGGCCGCCTGTTGTGGACCCTACGCCGACATTGACTGAGATGGCGAAGCGGTACTACGTGCAATACGCGAATCGTCTGCGTAATGGCGACGATGCTGTGCTGACGGCGCAGATGAAGCGAGCTCTAGTCTCCAACGCCGTCAACAGCGCCCAGAGTGCACTTTGCGCTGGCCGTCGCGACGGACCGGCGATCAGTTACCAAATGTGGATCGACAACTACGACCGGTACTGTTCGCCCGACTTTTATGCGGCGGTTATTCCACTCCGCACTCAAGTCATAGACTACATAGCGCGTGATAATCCTCGTGACCCGTCGATTCCTCGGGGCTGGAAGGACGTCTTTCCGCTTGAGAAGTTCTGTGCGTATGTGCTAGCTAGCCCGCGCATCTATCCCAATCTGTGCGCTCGTCTCAAGCTAGCCAAGTTCGCGCCGTTCGTTTCCGAGCAGAAGATCGTCATACCCAAAGCCGAGCCCATCGTGTTCGATGTGACTACACCGCATGTCTACATGCGGCAGGGTTGCCTCGTGGTGCCGGAGTTTTACCCCAAGATGGGTAAGTGTCGAGTGATGCGAGTGATGAACCCCGTTGGTGCGTACAGCGCCGATCATACCATAGTGCATATCTCGCCGATCGACGGCGAGCCTGCTATGACTTCGGAGGGCGAGAAGTACATTCCGCTCGACGTACTGCCACCGCCCGTTGACGATAAGGGCGTCTACTTGCCGCATCCGAACGCTGGCCGTCGTCGTGAGGCTCGTGAGGGAGGGCCTAGGCCTTATTTCGGCGGCTTGCCGGAGGCTATGCGCGGTGATCTGTACGACAACGACCTCGGCATGGCCCCCTATCCTGAGTCGGTCACGGCCGACGAGTTACTTCACATCTGCCCCGGGGCGCAGACTAAGGGAGGGCATGACGAGTAATGTGCGTCATAATCATCGCCCCACGCGACAAGACTGTCGATAAGCCCGTCATCGAGCGTGCCATCGCTCGGAATGACGACGGCTGGGGCATTTCAGTTCAATTTCCTAATGGCGACGTTCGTGTTGCATACGGCACCTCGGTTACCGGTGCGTGGAAGAAGTGGAAGCAGTTCTCCGGTGGTACTCGGGTGTTTCATGCCCGTATTGCCACTTCGGGGGCGGTAGACATCAAGAACCTGCATCCCTTCGACTGCACCGGACCCGATGGGCGTCGGCGACTGCTGTTTCATAACGGCACCATAACGGGTATTCCACTCATCAACAAGAACTACAGCGATACGTGGCACTTCGCGCAGCTTCTCAAAGCTGTCGATACGTCTCCTGAGTTCATCGAGGCGCTGGGCAAATTCGCTCGGTTGCAGAACTCACGTTTCGTGGTTATGCAGACCGGCGAGCATACCCGCTGGTTTGGCGATGGCTGGATTACTACGCCGGACGGTATCCATCACTCCAACGGCTCTGCACTATGCGACAGGATCGAAGTGCGGGCTGGCAGACGTGAGTTTGTTGGCGGACTTTTGGAGGTGGCCGGAACTCGGTGTACGACGTTTCTCCCTGGATTCGT